GGCTTCACAACAATTTCAGGAATAAAAGGATATTCTGCACGCACATCAAAGCACGGACACATCTTTGTCCATTCGTTTGACTCTACGATTCCATCCCCGTCTAAGTCAGTAGATGTGTCACGATGACCCAACACTTCCACAATCTGGTACTTAGTACAGAGTTCCTTAATCAGCTTTGCCAGCGCCTTCTTCTGTTCCGGAGTTCTGGTATCGGCTGCCTTTCCGTTTGCATCAAGTCCACCAATGTAGCAGATGCCGATGGAATGCTTGTTGTAGCTAATGCCGCTGAAACCCTTGCTGTTGCAGTGTGCCCCATCTATGGTAAGGCTGCGTCCAACCTCTACCGTACCGTCAAGCCGGATAATGAAATTGTACCCAATCGTGGAAAAACCACGCTGAAGGTGCATCTGTGTGATTTCCTTCTTACCGATGTCCTGCCCGGCCTTTGTAGCAGAGCAATGGACTACTATCGCATCAATCTTATTCATTTCTTCTCCTCCTCCTTTTTATTTGTCTCAAATAAAATTTGGGCAGCCAATTTTGCTATATCATCTTTATTCTCAATAATAACAGACATGGTTTTTTCCGCCTTACGTAATTCGGCTTTCTGCCAGCTTTTTTCCCTTACAGATTTAAACTCGCAGAACACACAATAAGCTGCCCAAAGCATACTAAACACCGGAAATGGTATTACTACACAGCAGATAAGGTCTATAAACACAAGCACCATGAACGGACTGAAATATTTCTGCGCTTTACTTGCGGTCTTCTTGTATCCAGTAGATGTGCGTGCCTCACCTCTCTTTTTTGCTTTAATAAGCCCGAAAACAAAATCTATTGCCATTGCACCTAGTGTAGCAGCAGAAGATAATGCAATCAATACTATATGCATCATCATGTGCTCCCTGATAAAGCTATACACTATATCTTTCATAATTTAATATAAACCGCAATATAAGTTGAAACAATCAATGCCATCTCAGCCCAGAATACAGGTTTCAAGCTTACAAGATCGTTGTAAAAACTAGAACTTGACTTTTTCTTAATAAGGCTATACGCAATATAGCCAACATACACAAGCCAAAGCAATAGAATCCACTTGAAATTAAGCCATACCCATATCTGTGAAAATACAAGAAGCATAATTGCCCCAGCATAATGAGCGTTACGCTCAGATTTTTCCCCCTTGAAATTCGGAGAAATACCAACTAAAGTAATTCCTACTATGGTAAGGAAAATCAAGAACTGTGATGATTCCGAACTTACTTCAAGGGCAACAGGTAGCAATGAAAACCCTGTTGCAAGCATAACAAACGTAAACCACTTCTTGTGCTCAATCCTGTAATAAGTATCCGAAACTGAATAAGGTACTCCTGATTTTACAATTACTACAGCGATATAAATCGCAATAACAAACAATGAAATTAAGAATAGGACAGTCATATCACATAGATAAATTATTAAACAAAATACCAATTCCAACAGCAGCAAAAATCGTCACACATCCAGCAATAGACGCAAGAACATCAAACCAGTCAGCCTTATCATCCATGATAATTTCTTTTACAACAGACAGAAAAGCCACTACCGTTGTGCCAATTATTACACATGATATTTTTCCCCATGAGTCTAAATCACCCTCCTGAAGAATTGATACAAAAGTGATAACTGCGCAAATCCACCCTCCTCCAAGGAAATGCAATACCTTGTCATTCCCTACCTTTTTAATCAAATCATCTAATTCCTTCATATAAAATAAGATTTAATAAAACAAAAGGCCCTCTGACAATGCACAATACATTATCTGAGGGCCTTCACAAAGATATTGAATATATTATATCATATCTTTTTTTTTAGAAAATCCTATAATCACGACTAATCAAATATCACTGATATACAAACACATAACTCAATCCTAAATATATAATTCAACATTGAACGAATCTTTTTTCTCCCATCCTTCTTTCAACGATTCCTGTATATGATTCATAGCCTTCAAGTAAAAATCCTGTAAACTTTCAAGATTCTCAAATGTTTTATAATATGGCTCCTCATCAGTACCTAACTTGAAAGTTACTGGAAGATTCTGTCCGGAAGTCTGAACGGCAATGTCATATGCTGCCTTGTAGTTGAACTGGTTCTCATTCGACAGCCATACAGTATGACCCTCATATTCTAATCCTGAAAGTATCTTCTTATCTGTTTCAGAATTGTACCACTTAGATACGATAGAGCGTATTTCTTCAGAATCAGGCTTATGGTCAAGTTCCTCCTCAATGTATGAGCATGCCCCATCTTCACATGCAACAACATCAAATCTTAGACGCCATTTGTTCTTAACTGGGTTTGTGCATTCAAGTAACTTAATATCAGAATATCCTTCTACTCTCTTCATTTTATGTAAATTTATACTTAACCTTATTTCCGTCAAAGGTTTCAGGTTCCAGTACTGTCTCGAACGGAAAGCCATCCTCCATGTCAGAAATTTTGTCAAGGATTGCCTTCATTTCCTCCGATGCAGTGAAGAACTTCCTCCATTCTCCGGTTTTCTTTATCCTAATAGACACAAGATACCGTCCTTCTCCTTCAGATGTCTTAATGTCCGTCTCATAGTCATGTACCTCTATCTCAAGATTAGTCAACTTATTAAGAGATACCGTTTGCCCAGGGAACCGTTTCTTTCCATCTGCAGGAGTATATACGACTCCCATTTCACTAAATTTTTTCATATCCTTATTTGTTAATTTTTTGAACAATCTACAACAATCCGCATGCTTGGTCATTCCGTAAAAAGAAGCAATAAGCACATCCCTTCTCTTAGAGCTTTTTACTTCGTGCATTTTTCTTGCAAACTTTTTCTTTATTCTCTTCCTGAGCAATACATGGTCAGGAAATATAACATAGCCTATAAAGTCTATTCCTTGTTCTGTCGGGAAAACTCTGACATTATCCTTTATCTCAAGATTTATTCCATCAAGCCTTTCCTTTATTACGTTATAAATGGACCACAAATATTCCTTACTTGAAGATAGAACAACCATATCATCACAATACCTGTAATAATATTTCACCCCTAACTCATCTTTCAGGTAATGATCCACAACAACAGACAGAAGAAGATTTCCAAGGCATTGCGAGCTTCTAAGTCCAATGCTGATACCTGAAGGCATCATACGGACAAACTTATCGAGAAGGCATATCAGAATCTTATCCTTAAACACACGTTTTACGCAATCCATCATTGCATCCTGGTCTATACTTTCATAAAATTTATGAATGTCCATTTTCAGACAGTATCTTGTACCATCCACATCATTACGTATATCATCCCTGATATACTTCATCAGGTCGTGCATACCTCTTCCAACGATACTCGCAGAAGTTGTCCTTATGTAACGCGGTAACAAGTGTTTATCAACAACACGCATTACAGCATTAATAGCTATTCTTTCTCTCAAAGATAATACCTGGATATGTCGAAGTTTTCCACCTTCAACAACATCTATATCTTTGTATCCAGATATTTCAAAGCTCCCGTCCGCAAGAGATTCGGACAATTCCGTAAGTATTCTTTCCGTATCCTGTATAATACGCTGGCCTGACTGAGACTGTTTCCTTTTTGTCCCACGAAGAACCTGTTTGTAAGATTCATACATGTTCGAATACTCAACAACCTCACTCATGATGTTACCTATTCTCTTCATGCCTTCAATCACCGGGCCCAACTTCTTCGGGAAAAATCCCTACCAAACTCTACCCATTCAAGTTTTTTTTCAACTTTCCGGTACAAATACCGCTTTTGTTGAGGCTCATCCTCCTGGCATAAAGCCATTATTTCCTTCTGATTGATTCCGAGACGCGAGCCGATATTCGTATTCGGGGACGAGGAATCGTTGCCGCAATTCGCGTACGAGACACCGCCATTCGCATTCGAGTTGTTGTTCGACCGGCACACCACACGGTACAGAGGAATCCACCCTCGTGGCAAATGTAATGCTTTTTTCATAATCAAAAAAATAAAAAATTTCGACGGGCTTACGCCCGTTTTTAAAAGTTGACGTAAAAAACTACGTCAACTTCCTAAATCATATTATGCCAAAATCGCTTTTATCGCTTTAAACGCAGTCACGCTTTCCGCTTCTTCGATTTCACCCCTGAAGGCGAGACGCGAGCCGATATTCGTAACCGGGGACGAGGAACCGTAGCCGCAATGCGCGTACGAGACACCGCCACTCGCATACGAGTTGTAGTACGACCGGCACACCACACGGTTTGCTGTACCTGATGGTGTAAAAATATCACAATAATAAGTAGTTGAACTACCTTTCTGAGAATTAACACCAACAACATCCATATACTTCTGATGATACATACCTGTACAATATCCATCAACAGTTCCAGACTTTACCTTTCTAGTGCTTCCATCTGGCATTTCGATAAGCAACTTATATTGTTCCTGCGCATTCGTGTTAGGCAAAGAAACACCTGACAACCATTCATACTTATCACCGTACAAATTCTCATATCCCATGCAGTTTGTATTGTAAATGAGAGAATATACATTCTTTCCATCTTCATTTGGGCGTACATACCATGCATTGGAAGTCTGATGTGCTCCTCCATCTGAATTATAGCTTATGGTATCCTGCATACCAAGCAATGCCGTAGTTCCGATATTTCTCTGTTCTGTTGACTGTCCATATCCGCACTGGTCCTGAGAATCACGACGACCATAGAAAGCAAAAAACAAGTTAGCTATATCCTTGTGCATCTCCCAGTCAATAAGTTGAAGTCCCCTTTGCTTGGCATAATAGATGAAATCACTCTGAGTCAATGAGCCAACACTTGCATTACCTGTAGCAGCCGAATACAATTTACTACCTATCGTACATGCCTCAAAGACAGCTACCAGACACGGTTCATGCTCAACCCAGTCAGGTTCCATATCTTCAATCTTATCGCTGTTGCTCAATACCACGCAATCAAATTCCGCATACTTATGAATAGTAAAGTTCAATTCCGTAGCCCCTTCCGGAACATCACAGATAATATACATACCATTGACAAACCTATTGTTTAGAGAATCTACAAAAACATCCTTCACTACATTCTTTCCGGAATCCGTAAAACATGACCCAATCATTGATGTACCAAGTACAGTCGGGAATCTCACTTTCTTATATCCAAACACGTTAACTTTACAGACAAGATAATTTGAATCCTGTGAATAAGCATCATCAAGATGCTGTCTTCCAACAGTCAGTTTATACCCTTCACGCACATTCTTTTCAGACTCAATCTCATCATAACCAATAACCTTACATTCAGGTCTATCCGGCATTTCTTCATTCGAACTGAAACATGAATACTTCTTGTTATTCAGGTAGTCATTGATACCCTTATACCAATAATGAGGCTCATAGATATACACGTCACCTTCAGTAGAATCCAACTTAGCCGGTGTTCCTGAAGCTGCTACTTCCGCATCCGCATAATAATTACTATCCTCATCATGAAGCTGGCATATAACCATCTTTCCTTCTGATTTCAGTTTACCAAGTACCCGATGTCTGTTTCTCCTGATAACTGATATATGAGCACTTGTCTGATAAGTATTGCCAAACTTGTATCCGGTCTCATTATCAAGGTTAGATATATTTGCATCGTCCGGAACTGTATCATCAAACTCAATCATAGTATATTGAGGCTGACGAATATTCAGCTCATCAAACCGTTCAGCATATTTAGCATACACTTCTTCATCAAGATACTTAGTCAGTTTGTAGTTGCCAACCAGCTTACACCTTGTATTTGTAGTGATACCTTGAGCGTCAATACCTCCAATACCAGAATCATACCAAACCTTCAAATCACTTCCGTCTCCTTCCAGATTAATTCCAGTTATACGAACATATTTCAATGCACCTTTAAGAGCGAACATCTCATCAAATACCTTTTTACCGTCTATAAGGGCACAATTTTCAATCCATAATCCTGTAAGATTATTCTTTGCATCAAATGTGATAGCATCCCATTCTATATATTGCATTGAACGCAGTACAAGAGTCTGGAAGTTTTCAGGAAGATGAAGTTTATTAATAAGCGCACCCTCAGCAAAGGTTATTGTAGACATCTTTGTACATCCGGATGCGTTCACTTCTTCCAGACGGTTGCATCCTGACAGGTCAAGGCTCGGAAGGTTGGTGTAGTTGACTACCTCAAGCTTACGCAGCATCGGTATCTTCGTACCAAGAACAAGCTCTGTCAGTGCGTATGTCTTTGCGCTGCTTCCAAGAATAAGCTCCTCAAGAACAGGAAGCGTCGGAAGGCTCATGTCCGTAAATCCACCCCACGCAGACAGGTCCAGTTTCTTCATCCATTCGCCACCGTACAGGTGGAATATTGTTCCAATGTTGGCCATCTGGTTATAAGTATAACTCCATTCCACATCTTTAGTAACCTTTTGATGCACCATTGTATCACCTTCACGACGGAATTCAAAATAGAAATCACGAAGCGGAGTAGCCTTTACTGTAGCACCTGCAGCACTATTTCCTTTGAACGATATATCAGTTGCTGTATATTGTCCCGTACTATATCTTGCATCAAATAACCCCATACGATTCGTTATCCACCAGTGACGGTGTGACTTACGACTACCTTGCATAGCTTCCAGGTACGAATACTTGACATTTGTAACTGAACCATCCTGATTTACTTCAACACCTAATGTCTTCGGCTCAACATATTTGTTCAAAGCATCAAGGTTATATATTCGTTCACAGAACTTTGCGCTCTGCTCGTCATCGAACATTTTAAATATAGTGCTGTTTGACATTCGTTCACGAATACGTCTGTACGCAGCCTGCAATTCTTCCGGGAACTGTTCACGAAGATTCTTCCACAATACACTATCATGACCAGCATAGGCATACACCGTCTTTTCTTCAGTTGAAAGCTCAGGATCGACAGTGTTTTCGTCCACATCCCAGGAATACTTCAGACGGCCGTCGTTACGCACACCCAAAATAGTATCACAGTCATAGAATATCATATAGGCAAGAACCTTGTCTTTTTCCGGATCATACCAGAATCCCATCATCATGTTCTTCACGCGCTGGTCTACGCATCCCATTATTTCAGTAAACATATAATAGTCGCACAAATAGTTTACATCAAACCAGTCCGCGAGCTCAGCCTTGAATTTTCCACCGTCGTTCTGTGTGCTCTTTACCCACTTAACCAACGGCTCAAGATATTTCGGCTTACGGGTTCCAGCCTCATACTCGGCGTTTATGTCGTCATCATCCGGGAATCTCGCCTCAAATACCTTCAGCCAGTTCGGGGTACCGTCATCACCCTTTGTATCAAAATCATCATCCAGGAACATGCCCATCGGGTAGTCGTTGTTCAGGAACTCCCAGCACTCGGTCGGGTTAACGCCACTAAACTTATCTGCTACCCACGACTGGTCATGATAACCAGGTATATCGCAGAATCCAAATACAGCTTCTGTTGACTTGTCGTTATTGAAATTGAACTTGCCAAGGAACTGTGGAGTTTCGTCCAGGGTACCGCGGTAGAACAGGTAACAAGGTTCACCGTCGATGGTTGTTCGCACATCATATCCATATTCTCCTGAACAATGTGCCTGAGCAGGAGTCAACTCTCCTGCAGCAGTAAGGATATTCTGTACAATTTTTGCCATACCAGTGTTATGTGATGATGAGGATTCGGCAAAGTCAGCCTTAAGACAGAAACAATCCACAGGAGCTGCTGCCTTGTTGGATGTACCTGCCTGACGGAATGAGTATTTCGCCTCTTCCTGAAGCTCTCCTCCAACACCTTGTTCGTCACAGCCAAGATACAAATCACCGGCTACCTTGGAAGCATTCTTGAAATAAATGCGGTAGTTCTTTATCGGATATGCAAGTGATGAAGTTCCCTGCAGACGGATACATCCTCCCACGCACTTGAAGTTCAATGACTGGTTCCCTTTCACCACACAAAGCATCTCGTCCACATCATATTTCGGGTCTTTGTCGTTATTGACAGCCGCTTGGAGAACAGTAGGAACCCCATTGTCCTGCCGCCCGGTAATGATGATATAACGCATTCCGTCCGGAACACTGTCAACTGTAACATTTCCGTTGTCATCAATCACATTATTTGATTCATACAACGCAAACATGTCATCAACAGAATCCTGGTCAATCATATAACAATCCAAAACCTGAGAATCACTAAGATACGTATTATAAGCCCTCAACAGATATACATCTAACGTGGCACCGTCTGCTCCCATGGTAACAAACTGCGGGTCGGACTGGTAAATGCTATCAGAAGCAGACCTCTGTACAGAACCTGACATGATTCCGTTGATATACAGATATACCATCTCAGTATTCAGTTTCTCATATTCTGATGAACCAGATGCTGATTTAGGAAATGAGACAAACATTACCTCATAGACTTCGCCTGAAGCCATCTTCATGGATAATGAGGACTTACCTTTAGTCTGCATTCTTGCTTCCTGTGCGGTGATTACAAAACCGGTTCCATCACCGTCAACGCATCTTATCAACTCAGCTTCATCATCCACAACTTCAGAGACCTTATACTTTACAGCAAAAGCAAAAGCGTTAGTTACGTTCTGGTCTGGTTGTCTTAACGGAGCATATTGAACGACAGCACGAGCTTTGTCATTCAATCTTAACGCATTTCCAATCCATCCGTCACCGCCCCATTTGAATCCTTCAAACACAGTTTGAATGCCGTTATAACTCCATTCTTCACGGTTGACATCATTATTATTTCTTCCCTGTGCAGAAAGTTTGAGAGTCATTCCGTCTGTGGGTTCACTTATATTGAGTTCACTCTTCTCTGCAATCAATCTGAAGCTGTATTCAGTTTTGCCTACAACAATCCGGCACTTCTGTTCTCCATAATTAGAAGCACGAAGCGTAAGATTCTGTACAACGAAAGGAACAGATGATGATGAGGCTACATCTTCACCAACATATACGATGGCATTTGTAGGAGTTTCTTTAGGATTATATGCGGCATAGGATAGTGTATATACATCAAACTGCTTTGTTTGTATGTAAGGCGTATTTTCTCCCAAGATAAGGCTTCCATCAGGATAGTCGAACCTTGCATATACTATCGGAGCATTATTATCAGTTTCTCTAACACCTATTGCAAAGTATATGCTGTTTGATTTAATTATATTATCCTCAGACAGCTCAAGTTCTACGACAAGCTGAACAGAATGGGTTCCATGTGACATTCCAGATGTATCTATACTGAATGATCCATTCGCTGTTGAAGCAGTTATACTTCTATCTTCCTTGTCAACACCATCAACGTAGCATCTTAATGTTTTGTTTCCTGCTCCTGACAGAGCATAAGGGATAGTGACACTATCTCCTCTATTGATAGATGTTGCAATATTGAATGAACTGGATAGAGTCAACTGAACCACATTGATTGTCCATGTAATTTGAGAAACCTGCATCTCTGCGCCTTCACCGACCTGAACCTTTACCCTTACAGTATTGGTACCTACTCCCATATACTTTGTCACATCAACAGTATTGCTGCTTCCTGCATAGATGTTACTTTCTAATGTATTGGTGTTAGCACCTTGTATGATTGTCACTATCGCCTTAGCCGGATTTCCCGTTGATTCTCCAGTCTCAGAATTGACATGGTCATACTTGTATGTCAATTTCACATCGTCTCCAATCTTTACAGTCTTGTTAGCTGTAACGCGAGTAAGAATTACCTTCGTTGCAAGACTGCTTCCGCCACCGGCACCGGAGAACTGGTCTGTAGTACTTATCACTTCACCACCTGCATTCAAAAGAGAGATAGAATATACCTTCTGATCACCCTCTCCTATCTCGTTCAATTGTATTCCTGACGCCACCGAGTCTGTATTCTTCTTTAACTCATTGAATACAGCCTTTCCACTTACAGGGTTAGTTGAATTTTCATTAACGGCCTGGTCCACTTCAACAACTGGTATCTCAAGGTCAACCTGTCCATGTTCATCCGGCGTCAACTCTTGGACAGAAATACCTTTTGTTACTTTAATTTTCTTAATCGCATCTCCACCTCCGAAACGTTCCCAGGCAGAAGGCTCAAGCCAGCTTTCAATGCTGGTTCCTGAAAAACGATAGTCCTCCCATTTACCTGCAGATACTTCGAATGTAATAATCTTACCCTTCTTATCTTCATCATCTATCTTGTCGTTTGCGATTGCCTGAAGTGCTGTTTCAATAGTGTAATACCCTTCTATCAATGGATGCTGCACAGAAACATTGTAGAATCCGCTTCCAGTACCTCCACCAGAAATCTGTTTCCAGTTACTTTCAGTGCTCCAGTTTTCAATAGAATCACCGGTGAAAGTAACGTCAATCCATGAACCATCATCGGAAAGATAACGCACTTCAAACCCATGAATTCTGAGTTCTTCCGGAACAAGATTGACAGCGGAAACCAAATCTAATCTTTCGCCATTTTTAGATACATTTTTAAAGAAGATATTTTCATCAATCTTATCAGATAGTTCTTTCTTGGTATCAGTAATGCTCTTTTCAATCTCATTGAACTTCTTAAAAAGAGTAGAATTAGCTACAGGACGGTCTGAATCTTCAGATAGTTCCTTATCTGTAATAGTAATAAGCTCTCCTCCATCCTTCCATTTATTTGTCTCTGTATCCCAGTTATAGATGTGACGAGGATTTCCAACAAATGCATAGCAGCCAATAGTTCCCCTAACCGACTGTAGAACTTCTTCAGATTCAAAATTACCTTTGAATTTAGATACATAATCAGAAGGATAACAAGCTGAAGTTAAAGTTATTCTATTATAATCAGGATTAGAACTTTCAACGCCAGAACATTTAAGAGTTAATACACCAGGATCTGATTCTTCTTCATTAGCAACAATCCTTCCAGTCAAATAAGGATTAATTGCTTCTAAATTCATTGAATAATTTTTATTCACACTATCTTGTAAAAAAATTACATTATATTTCTTTCTATCTAACAGTGCTTCTCCACGTACCTCAAATGATAAAATAAAGAATGGGACAGTACATGGTATTTTAGTAACGTACTTATTACTTCCATCAAAATTTATAATTATACTATTTAAATCTAAATAATTATATTCAGTTACAACAGACTTTATCCCAATATTTTTTAATACTTGCGCTTGTTCTTCTTCCGATAATGATTGTTCGGTCTTAAAAAGTACATCATTCGTCACCCTTTTAGCAGCATCTTCCGCAATAGAAACAGCTTCTTCTCCTTTCTCCTTAGCATTGTTACCCTGTTCTTTCGCATAATCTCCCTGTTCTTTCGCATACTGCGCAAGTTCACCTGACTGGCCGGCCAATACAGCCTGTCTCTTTGCTTCTTCAGAATACTCCTTGGATTTTTCAGAATATTCCTCAGATTCATTTGCAGACTCTTCGGACTTCTCAGCATAGTTCTGTGATTCGGCGACAGCCTGATTAGCTTCTTGAAGAACTTTTGAAGATACATCCTTTGCAAGATTCTCAGCACTGATTTTTCTTCCCTTATTCAGCTCTATAAAATCACCCTCTGAACAAGATTCAACCTCACTCAACTGGTCTATTGTAGCAGAATTTGTCTGTAAGGATTGAATCACAGATGATATGATTTCCTGTTTTTCTTCGTTTGTCATAAATCTATAGTTTTAAATCTGTAATTATCATTATCAATGGTTCTATAACGTGAATCATCTACACGTCTCATTATCATCTTGTTGTTCGTTTCAATATCAGGATTTAACAATGAAACCCTTCTTATTGCCTGTTTAAACACATAAGACCTTATACCCTCTACAAGTACATTCATTTCAGGTACATTAGAATCAACCCTGGCATAACGAACGCCATCGACATAAAAATAGCTACAACATAATGCCTTGTTTAGCAACTCTGCATACCACACTGGACAGCCTTTTGAACCTCCCATAGTAAGAGTCTTCTGTACATTGTCAATACTATATATGTCAATAACATCATTACCTGAAGTTGTATATTGCTCATTATCTACTCCGAAAACCCAATCATCATCCTTGAATCCCCCAGGTATTCTGAAATCAAAAAAGTATTGCATTCCATCAATCCAAAATACAGCATCCTTTCTCATCCTATTATTAGGATTTGAATACTGTAATAGAACAGTTCCAGAGACATCATCTGTCACACGGAATACTTCTGAACATACCCCATCAACTTCAACAGAATATAGGCCATCATTCAATCCTGTTATTTCTGTGAAATACAAAGTTTCATTGGGGTTCATCAACCAAGACCTCATGTTAACCATCCGCCTTTTCCCGTCTATTACATCAACGATATATACTGATGGGGAATTACTTTCATTGTATGCTATTATTTGCAAAAGAATATGGTCATACGGAGAGAATGACTGCATATATCTGCTTGATAATCCAATATCCGTAGATGGCTTGAAAAACAATGGTGTAAAAGGACTTATCTTATACATATTAGCATTCAATTAATTCATATTCAAACACTTCATCATTGCATACATTAATATCAAGATTTTTCAGATACCCTTTATATAATTTCCCATCCCATTCAAAATCTACGTATCCATTCCAGTCTTCAGGCAATATGAAATCATTTGTCTTAACGGTAATATCCCCTTCCTTAAACAATTGCGATGCAAGAGATACATTTTTGTTCACTCTATTAGAGTTTATCATGATATTATCCAAAATATCACTCGAAGTATATATAAGACGAGAAGTATATGATGCAAGGAACCTTTCATTTGCCTCAATAAGAAAATGTGGAAACAATCTGGCATTAAATATAGTTTCTGTATACACTCCATCAACAGATATACTTCTATCCAATTTATAACATGAATCTGCTATAGATGTATAAACTATGAATGTATTATTATCACTATCAGAATCAGATGTCTGATTAACATTCTTCTTCGACAATTCCTGAAATCCATAACTATCAGCACGGTATGGGCATAAAAAATCAAGTGTCTGCTCTTTAAGATTCAGTCCAGTAGAATATTCAATTGTAGAATTAAACTCATCCTTACCATTATTCCCTAAATCATAGTCCTGTTTTGCATATCCAACCTTCACGGATGAGTAAATCCTTCCAGAAGATACGCTGTACTCAGGTTCACTGACCACACTCAAAGTTTTTGACACACTATTTAAGAATACAGAATTTCTATGTACAAATTTTATAACATACCTATCAGTAGGTATAACTACAGGAATATCTTCTCCATCGTTCCTCTCTGGAAGTGAAGGAACAGGACCATTATACATAAGCAATCTGTTTCCTGATGTTGAGATATATGATGTTCCATCATCGTAGCTACTAAGGTCAGAAATATCAACAAAAACAGCAGAAGGATTTAAACGGCCATCTTTTTGGTAAGATTCAGAATCTTCAAAAACACTATAGTACGAACCTGATTGATAGTACAAGAATTTAGACAATTCTTTCGAGAATAAAATATTCTCCCTGTTTACATCACCATCGTATTCCCCAGAATCAAGAATATTTCCTATAATAAATCCACCAAACCGTGCAAGATGATTATATCTTGAAAAATCAAGTGACGAAATAAAATAATCATTTAATCTGTTGTTAACTGAATCTGTGATGTAATATTTCTTTGAAACAGAATCATACAATATGTTTTTATCTATTATAACAATATCAAAACTACTATTCATCTCATTATACTTCTCTATTCCAGGATAATTAAAGAAGTAATAAACCCCATTATTTCCAAGTCCACCGAATAAGTAATCCTCAAAAAACACTACATCAACTAATGTCACATCATCAGGCAATAATGCATCTATTTCTTCATTTGTTAAATCCGTATAATATTTTCCAGGCCTTACAAACTCATCTGCATCAATCTGAACATCATCATATACATAATCCTTTGTATAATCAACATCATCAGAACCGTCATCTATATTAGTATTCTCTCCATCTGATTCTATCACATAAACCATTCCTGCTACTACTTCAAGAAATTTGCAAAAATCAGAGAATGACGTATACAACTTTGCTGAATTAAATTTTCTAACTGACTCACCAGCAACAAGTAATATTTTGTCTAACTCCGTATTATCAAAATTAACTTCTCCCCTTACATAAGAAGCCATCCCCATTTTTTCGATAAGATTATTCAGTAAAGAAGAAGGCTTTACAACATCGATATAGCTTATTTCTCCAGTCTCATTCCATCTAAGTTCACCAAGGTTATAAAAATAAAATGTAGATCTTCCAAAGCTAACAGGATTAATAAGCATAAAACGATGCAAGCACAACTGAAGCCTTTCACCTTTCAAAAGATTTACATTACATAATCCACTCGCATTTACAAACGAACTAACAATAGATACAGGATTACCATTCACTGGAATTTTATACAATGATACCATTACATCGTTCAGTTCACCACTTACAGAGTTTACAACATTTATTGAAATTGACTTTAAATCAATCTCAATGCTGACATCTTTAACTGCTTCAAGAAAGTAACTCGTTGTATTAAGATTAGGCCCTGCAGTCACCCATGAAGAAGATGTGTCAATTTTTCCAGACAATCCTTCTTCCTGGTCATTCATTTTTACATATCCATCGACTTGAATATCACTTTCTGCATAAGAAACAGGAGGTATATAATATACAAAACCACTGCAATCAACATTTTCTCTTATCGTATAACTTTCATCATCAACAGAATTTCCAGTAAATACAATTCTTACAGTATTTAACAACCTTACCCCATCAAAATATAGCTGTTTACCTTCCTTGACTTCATCAACAAGAACCTCATACTTAGTCCCCTTGTTTGAGTTCAATATTGCAGCAACAGAATTATCTAGACAGGCTATCTGTGCAGTATATCCATCATACTTGAATGTAGAAAAATCGATTGGGCATTCAAACAGCAAGTCATATTCCCAGTTATTATTAATTCTATAAACAGCAAATGCTCCTGTCGATTTCAATTTATTCTCAGTATAATAAGAAACAATCATATTTCGTGCCTTTCCAGTCAACGTGATCGTACTACCACATTTTCTCACAACACCACCATAATCAGACCTCACATACGACAATTTTATGTCATCAAGATTTGTAATCATGTCAGAAATATCAATGCAATTTGATTTTGATATTTCAACTTTACTAGAGCCAAGTGATATATAGAATTTGCAATTCATTTTCATGCTTTTTTCAACAAAAGCAAATATATAAAAATAGGCAAACCGACTACGGCTTGCCTAAAATCCTGCTCATCCAAAAACACGCAAACAACTGATATAAAATACATTACACAAAACCGAACTATTTAACCATGCTACTTCTGCAGACAAGTACATCTCCAGCAATCCAGTCTCCAGGACTTATGGATTCCGATGCCGTTGCCAGTACTGTTGCTACATAATTGAACTGCTGAGACTCAATCTTCCCTTCAGAGTTAACAATCATAATATATTCATCAGTCAATTTTATTGCAAACCCCTCCTTATCAAATTCCTTAAAAATCAAAGGACCTACATTCTTTCTTATTGGAACAATCTCTATATATCCATTAACAGAATCCTGCAATTCTTTCAACGAGAAATCACTCCCGTTTGCCGGGAAAGTAAATGATACTTCCCCGGAAGTAGTAACAATAAAACTTTCCATATCAATAAACAGTTACAAGGTTTTCTATCTTAAAGCATCTCATCTCTCCTTTATCTACATCAAAGTATGCAAATGTCTTGTAACTTGGCTTTGTCATTTTTTTTCCGTGAATTGATGTTCCGGCCGGAAGATTGTACAATGTTCCGGAAGCATGTCTGATGCTTCCGTCAACTTTCTGGAATGCAAATTTCACAATACCCTTTCTCATATTTTTAGCAAGTCTGTATAACTCCCATGCCTTAATAAGACAGATTTTCCACGTGTATTCTGTTGTTTTTGCTAACTGGTGTGCATACTTCATCACTCTTACTCGAAAATTACTCTTTTCCATAATGCTAATTATTTGGTTTGACTTATATTTTAATTGTACTATAAAGATAGTTCAAATTGACTATATATGCAATCGTAAACTTCGCCATTTTCAATTGTCAAACCATAATTAACTTATTAATCTACAACACATTGCCTAATCATATTCCGAGCAAACGAGATACGGCTACGAACCGTACCTAATGGTATATGCATCTTTTTTGCTATCTCTTCATAAGAGTAACCCTCAGCATACATTATAGCGCAATCAACGGAACATGATTTTCTCCTGCATTTTTCAATTATCCCATAAAGTTCATTCCTTAACGTTTCATTGTCCGCATCGAAATAAGAATGGATATGATCAGCCTTCTCCTCAGAATCGAAACGTATCAATGATTCATGATTGTATGTTGTTATATATGTGTTCAACATAATAACGCTGCACCATGGTCGGAAGCTCTTGGAAGAATCATATTTACTTTTATTTGACAGAATCTTATACACAGTCTCTTCGGCAAGGTCTTCTGCGTCCATCATATTCCTGCAATACTTTCTTGCCAGTCCCAATATCCACTGATATTGCTCAATCACTATCTGCTCCAACCCCATGTCCATGCAATATTTTCATTCGAGATGATGAAAACTTATTCTGCTTCTCAGTAGACTTTCTGAGTAAGTCTATAAGAAAATCCGGGTTGTCGCAAAGTGACGATAAAAGATGAATTATTATGTCACATTTCTCATTAATTACTGGCAATAAAGCCACATTGTCGAATTTTTCTTCCATGTCTATTACGATTATTAGTGTTACAATCGTGTTACAAACCAAACGGAAAAAAATTCGACAAGCAGCAAAAAAGTTATCTAACGATGCAATTTTCTTTTAATTTCAACATCTGCCTGATGAACCATATTCGCATACACACCTGCAGTAATGATTCTTGTGTCAATATTCATTTTGAAATAAGTCATAAGAAACGCTATCTCCCTGTCAAATGATGCACGTACATCATCAGGAGTATTTTTCTTTCTATCAGCAGAAGAAGTATCTTCAATCCTCTTTCTCATGTACTCCGCTTCTGCAATCATACGGTCTATTCTTGAAGGAATCTTTTCACGCTCAATACCAGTAATTCCCATTTCTGACAGAAGTCCAACAACATCATCTACAGCGTTTATGCTAATAAGCGCCTTCAATATCTTTGCAATAGTAATCCTGTACTTAATCTTTATTTTCTCTTCCTTTTCTAAAATTGCAGATTCTATTCCGGAAGGATTTACTATGCTCTGATACTGATATATCAATTCTGAAGCCACATTTTCCAGCATGGAATGATTATCACCTTCCTCCATAAGAACTTCTCTGTTTCCACAAAGAAGTTCAATAAAATCAAACATACTCAACCTGCTTAATGTAGTTATCATAATATTGTACTTTTATAATGTTCATAATTAGAGTTGTATGCTTCCTTATGTATTATCTTCATTATTTTCCTGAGTTCTACACGCATTCCTTTCATCTCACGAGATAGTTCAGAATAATCATTTACAACAACAGGACTACTTATTCCTGAATCATATATAGTATTCATTCTTACATTCTCATTGAATTCGCTTATATCAGGAAACACCTCAGCACCTTTCGGTAAATCTACCACGGTAGGAACATCTGGAGTTACCCATGACTTACCACCATACACAACAACCTCCCGCTTTCCACCATCACCAACGATAGCCAATCCTCCAATATGTCCACCGTTCTTAGTACCTTCCTTGTATGCAGGAATTGGTGTTGCTGCGATAGTAGCAACCTGCACAGCACCCATAGCCCCAATCACAGCTGCCAATACAGGATTAGGTGGAATCATTGCCATAGCTTCCATGATACCACGTGCCGTTGCAATTCCAGTCTGTGCTATCTGTACAGCTTTATCCCACTTAGCCTGTTTCTGCTGCAACTGTACTTTCTTCTTCTCAAGTTCCTCATTCTTTCTTGATGTTTCAGCTTCAGCAGCTCTTTTCCTTGCTTCAGCTTCTTCCTCAGATATTGCTCCACTTTCGGCAAGTGATTCAATCCTTTCAACATCAGCATTGTACGCTTCCTCATTTGCCTCCTGTTCATCCTCAATCTTTTCAATATCACGCTCATATAATGTCGACATAAGATTACCGATTGCACCAATGGCATCAGACGCAACATCCATCCATCGCTGAGCATTCTTCATCCGTTTTTTGTAAGAATCTTCTTCTTCATCCTGAACCCTCTTGATTGCAGCAATCTCGGCATCAGCTTCAGCATTTGCCAAATCAGCCTTTGCTTTCTGAAGCTGCTCGGCAAGTTTTTCTCTGTCGTCCTGGCTCAGATTTTCAACAGAAATCTGTTCCTCCAACGAGTCAACAGCAGCCTTAGCGGTATCAATAGAATACCGTTCTGTTATATCAGCCTTCTTTTTCTCATATTCCTCATCCGAAATAAGTTTCTTGGCATGCAGCTTTTCCAACTCTTTCAGGTCGGAATTATATTGTGCATTCCTTACAACCTGTTCGGCTGCGGCAGATTTAGAAATCTCATCAACATAATCAGCAGCATATTCCTCATAAATCTTACGCTTTTCATTGATGTATTTCTTTTCGATGAGGCTCACGTCGGCACCATTACTTTCAGCAGCCTTCATTTCTTCTTCCTTCTGCTTATCAAGTATATCAAGACGAACGGACATTTCTTCCTCACTACCTTCCTCAACGGAAGCAAGACGATTCTGAAGGTCAATACTTGCACGATTCTTTTCATACTCCTCAGAAGCCTTCGCCAATTCGTTGTTCATTTCTTGAAGTAACGATTTTCTCAATGCCATTTCTGCGGATGAATTACCTTTTACGGCATCAATCTTCTGCTGGTAACCATAGCGGATTGTGGCCAGTTCCTTATCAAGTCCTTCTTCCATCAAGGCAATACGTGACTCCTGCAATGATTTTTCGGCTTCAAGGCGTGATGATTTTTCGGCTTCAAGGCGTGATGATTTTTCATCTGCTGTTTCTGTACCGATATTTGTGGTTTTTGGGGAGCTACCGTCTGTACTTAAGTCTTGAAGCTGTCTTGAAAGTGAGGCATTTATTGATGTTTCTTTTGAAAGCGCATCACGAGCGTCATTCAACTCTTCTCTTACCACACCCAAACGCCTATTATTATCAATGCTTACAGAACCTCCAAAAATAAATCTATCCCAAAAATCACTCCACTTGTTTCTCTCCTTTTCTCCATATTCGACACGAAGTTTATCATATTTAGTTGAGGCTTCAGACAACAATTTATCACTATCTTCCAACTGCTTCTTAATATCGCTCTTAACATGCTCCAAGGCTGCTTTATAAGCTTCATCCCTTTTCATGCCCTGATATTCCATATATGAATTTGTCAAGTTTTCAACTTTATCCTGATTGCTCTTATAAGCATTTGCTCCGTTTGCAGTTCCATCAGACTTGGCGTTTTCCAATGCTTTATATGTTTCCTGGTCAGCGGACATACGCAGCTTATTGATTCGTTCAAGCAGGTCAGCAATAACAGTATTACCAAAAGTTTTTATTCTTGTTGTCATAGTCTCAAATGAGCCTCCTGTCATGTCAAATAAATCGGAAACGGCTGTTGCTAACCTCTTTTGAGACTCAATCATTTCTTCTTGAACATCACCTAATTGTCCAGTTTCATCCTTTACATCTTTAAGGTTAGTCTTTATATCCTTCAATGTTCGGATATACTGGAGTCCAGCATCTTCACCCGGACCACCGAAGATGTCAGCCAATGCAGTGCCGACAACAGACGCACTGTCCGGCAACTCATTCAGACGCTCTGATACCATCTGTATGATATCAAATGTGGTTTTCTGACCTGATTTTAACTGTTCCTGAACCTCATCAGCCGAAATGCCGATTCCTTCAAGTGCCGCTGCGGTAGCTGTTGTCATTTCACGGATACGAAGATTACCTTCCTTGATAACGTCCACACCCTTATCAGAATAGATACCAGACTTAGCAGCCTGGGCAGTAATAGCAATGAATGTTTCAGCACTGATACCGGCTTCCTTGAAATATGCAGGATACTCCCTCAGCGTGTCCAGAAACTCACCGTTTGCATCGGCACCTGCAATGAATCCATCCTGAATTAGTTTCAGGGATTCTTCAGCGGAGATACCAAACTGCTTAGAGACAGCATTTGCACCAATCAATACTTCCTTGAAATCCTTACCGTAGAAGTCTGCAATAGCCTGCACTTCCGTGCGGTAAGCCTTCAAGTCCTCTCCTGACTTCTCAGTGAACTGCTGTGTAAGACGTGTTGCTTCTGTTAGTCCATTATTGTAGTTCACCCACCATCCTATCCCGGCACCGGCAGCCCCAACAGCTCCAAGACCAAGAAGCCACTTGTTCTGGAATATCTTGCCCAACCCGGACAAACCTTCAAGCATACTTCCTGCATTACCAAGAGATTGAAGGGAGTCGCCAAAACTGCCTGATATAATTCCGAAGCTACCCATGGAATCATTCAGATGGTTAAGTTCCATCCAGGCTGCTTTAACTTCTTCCTTATAGCTACCGATAGTCATCTTCTGCTGCGTGTAACGGTCACTGTTACGCTTTATGTAATCAGTATTTACACCGATTGTAGAATTCAACTTTCCGAGCGTATTTCTGTAATCCTCGTCGGTATCTTTCAACATATTAGACGCTTTACGAAGTCGCTTGTTCACTTCTATAGCTTCTTCTTTACTATGCACCTCCTTGTCTGCCAACTCCAAAGATTCCTTGATGAAACGGATTCGCTCCTCTTCGGTCATGGCAGCAGCCTTTCTGGTAGTGTTAGCAGATTTCTGGGCCTTATTAATTGCTTCCTCAGCCTTTGCAGCCTGCTGCATTGCCTTGGATGCTTCTGCTGATGCCTTTGACAATTCCTTTACCTCTTTTGTACTCAGCTTTTCTGCATCTGCCTTCTCCTTGATTTTCTTCATCAGTTGTTCAGCGACCTCTGCTTGACGACTGAATGCATCAGTAAGTTTTTCAGATGCGGAAGATACGTTCTTAGCCTGAGTATTATATATGGCCTGCAACTTGTCAATATCTCCCTTTACCTTGACGTCAACAGTAAGTCCCTTGATAAGTTCCGATGCAGCATCCTTGTAATCCTGCCTTACATCTGATATTGTACTCCTAAGTTCCTGCAACTTCTTCAATGATTCCTCATCGACGAAATCCTTCAATTTCAAATTTCCCATCACAAGTAATGTTTATATTCAACAATAACGCCATCCACCTTGGTACCTTCCTTATCGAACGAGTAGGTACCGTCACTCTTCCTGTACACAACGTACACACATCCGTCCAGCATGGCAGCTTTTTTTGCAAGCATGGCCACACGCTCATAGTCAGACATGATTTTCTTATTCTCGCAACCGCATCCCATCATTTATACCCACATTGTTTGAAAAAACGTTTCAAAAAAGGCTCGAGAAGTTGAAGTACAACATACTCTCTTGCGTCCTTTCCCAACATGAGAATGTCATTCCCGTATTTCCTTACTATGTCAGGACCATCAACGAATCCCACAGTATCAATCGAAAGAGTGTCACCTGCAACAGATGCGCGGATACTTTCATGGAACGGACCGGTAATATACAAGTTAGGAACATCAACAGGCCTTGGAGGAAGATTCAGTCTCGGACTTTTTATCGGAGGTGTTATCTTCCTTTTCCATTCAATATACCCGTCTGGATCATTATGCCACATAGATGTAGTTTCTCTAAAATATGGATCTTCTGAATATCCTGGTCTAAGACTGTCTGTATTACCGTCAAGACCTGAATATAGCTGTTCCCTTACAAGGTCTGCAACTTCTATATTGTTTTCCTGAAGGCAATCCATACATGACTTTTCAAATCCTGATGCAATTCTGTTTATCACATTCTCCAATTTCTCGAAATCAGCCATACAATTAAAATTAAAGCCGGACTTCCGCCCGGCTTAATCAACCAAAACCATCACTTATCAGCAGACTCACCGTCAGCATCCTTTACAGACTTACCAGTAATTCGTTCATACACGTCAGAAAGTTTCTTTTTTCGATTCTCCTCAGAAACTTTCTGCCAGATACAGGTCATGTGGGTATCAATGAATTTCTTTTTCGACATCATCTTGACCTGCTTTTCCACAAAATTGACTCCATCTACAATCATGCTTTTGCTTTAACTACTTTTACAAATTCAACCCATTTGACATCTTTCTCGTACAGAACAGAAGGTGATTTAACTGAAATCTCACCTTCACCAGGAGTAATTGTGAGATAACCGTCCTCATACGAAGCTGATGTAACCCCATCAAATACCTCGGATGCACCTGAGGACAATTCTGTTGCAAATTCAGCAGTTCTGTCATATCCACCTACACATTCAATAATCTTGAATTTGTTGCTTTCGTTTTCAACTAACATGACCTCAGTCAGTCCCTTAATCACATTCGCAGGATTGAAATCCAACTTTAAGTAGTCAAAGTTCAACTGGCTGTCTTCTGCATCCATGTGGCAGAAATTTACCGTCATACTTGACTTCGCACTGCTTGTGCTGAACGGTGTGGCACCTGGATATACTGTTGACATCGGAATTCCGGCAAGAATATCAGTTCCATCATTGTAACCGATAAGCATTCTGTTTGAATCCCAGAAGTACACATCCCATTCCTTGTTAGCACAACGCAACAGCTCAGCATTCAGAATTTCATCAAAACGAGGAAGTGTGAAAGTATCTGTCTGAGCGTTGAGGCCATTGTACTGGTTTGCCCCGTATCCCACAGCACTAACCTGAGCTTCACCACCATTCTTCGCATATTCAACGAATGTATGAATAGGATAAATTCTGCCTGGTCTGTCAGCATGACACATTTTTTCCAACTCATCGGCAGTAATATTTGCCGGTAGTTTTACTCCATGCTCTACAAGTATTGCTCCCTTTACCTTACCCCAGTCAACCTTGCAGGCCGAACCACCGGTATTCATTTCTGCGCTTTCGCACACTCTTGTATTTCTCATTACCTACAACTTTGATTTTTAACTATTAATTCCATCGAGCGTATATTTATGGCATCAATAGGCTCGCTCACTTCCTCTCCGGATTCCGTATAGGCTCCGTATCTGCCATACGAGTAGTTCTCAGAATATTCATGCGGAACGATACTGTCATAGTATATATCAAACCTCCCATCACTTCTAACTACCTCAATCAGCCTTTCATAAATTGGTCGAAGAATGTTGATGAATGAAGCATACAGACGCCGTTCATTGCTCCAGCTCTTCGTTGATGAACACGCTATAAGGATATTCAGTGAAACCTTTGAATAATAGTCCAGACTGTCTCTCTTCTCTGTAACAGGACAGAACAGTACGACAAGAGGGAACTTACGTTCTGATGTTGAAGGCACTTTGCTGTATTCATCAAGTTTATCCTTTACATACTGGGCCGAACCAAATATGTAGTTCAGTTCAGGATTCTTAACTTCCTCGAACCTGTCATTCTCGATGTCAGCAGGCATTACGATTGTAAGGTTCCCACTCATTTCCTTTACTACATCTCCAATAATCTCAACGATACCTTTCATAGATTGAACTGGTTAATCTTAATCAACATGTTAGTCTGTGTGACAAGGTCAATCGGACAATTACCATCACGCGCCCACTGGATGAACTTCACATTGGCGGAAACCATCCTATTCCATGCAATAACCTGGGCATTAACAGGTGAAATGTACTCATTGGCACACTTCAGCCGGACATTCCCAGTTATTGTAGCTTCCGATGAAGAATCACGAAGTATGTGGAACAGCACGTAATCAGCAAAAGGCTCTTTCAGTTTGTTGCATACGATTTCATACTTAGACGGCTCAGTATCTTCGTTTCCTTCATCATCAGACATATCAAGGTAATCCATTGCATAACCTGCTTCCTTCTCACCGAGCATGGATTCAAGAAAAACAGGCTGCAACTTCTTGATATATGCTTCAATATGACCGGTTACTGCTAAAGAATCGGCACCGGCCGTCTTTGATGTTGAGGCGTTTTGAATATGACGGGGTCCTGATACAAAATATGACACATCAATCAACATGGCAATTCCTTATTTCTTCGCTTTCTTAGCAGGAACCTTTTTGTCCTCCTGAACCTCGGCTGCCTTCTCATCTTCGGAAGGAACCTCTTTGGTATCGTCTGGCTCATTATTCTTTGAATCCGTGATTTCAACATCTTTGGTATCATTTAAAAGTGATTCAAGTTCCGCTATCCTGGCTTTCATTTCATCATTTTCCTTTTGTAAACTCTCGTTCTTTGCAGAAAGCTCATCTATAACCTCCTGCTGTCTCTCGAATGTTTCTTTTACTTCCTCTTCCGGTACAAGTCCAGCTTCCGATGCCGGGGTGATGGAAATCAACCCACGGCCAATACGGATACGCTGTTCCTTTATGATACATTCAAGAACCTTTTTGTCACCTTTAAGAAGTAACATAGGCATCAGGCTTTAGTGATTGCTTCTTTCAAGGCTGCCAAGTCACCATAAGCGAATGCCCATGGCATATATACAGGGAAGATAACTTCTTCCTGGGCAATGAGGACAACTTCATTCTTTACCTTGCTCTCCACATCGTCAGCCCATTCAAGTGTAAGTGATGTGTAATCAACAAGCGAAGAACCCATATTGAAGTCACCCAACAGATACTTACCAGGGAGGATAAGATTCGACTCAATAATAGGACGGCCTGCAATATACTTGACGCCACCACGCATTTCCACGATACCCAAATCTCTTCCCGTTGTATCCTTTTCTGATTCCATGGCATTGACTGTCATAGGGTTCAGAATAATCGCATTAGGTGAATACTGGGCGTATGTCATTACAGCAAACGCAGTCTTCACAACATCGCGTGAGTTCGGTTCCTCTATAGACTTGAAAGCACTTTCATTGACGGTAAATGTCAAAGAACTGACAGAATTTTCAGTCTTGTAGGCAACATCCTTCAAGAGAATTCTTCTGTCATCCATCTTGATCACAGGATGCGGAGTTGTCAAGTCCGTCATTTCGGTCGCTCCAGCAAAGGTTATATTCATACCATCGAGGATAAGGTCCTGAGGATTTGTAAACTCAATTATAGTGTCCTTGTTTGAATTGTACCCTGATACAGACTTCACTGAACCAGCCTGTCCGGTTACGATGGATTCATTAATTATCTTTTCTATAGAATCTACACCTTTCTGGTTTACTATACCAAGCAGGTTCTCACCATTGCCATCACCGAACAAAATATTCCAGTCCTCTGCCATATATACAGCTTCAGGCAACATTTTCAAGATAAATGAACGGATGTAAACACGGCTTTGCAGCATTCTTTTTGAGATGCGCAAATACGTACCAAGACGCTTGGTAGTTGCCTGATGTTCTCTAATCTTAATGCTAGATTCAGGCAACATTCCGTTCTCGGTCACATAACGTGCATTGCGGTCGAAGTCGTATACCTCTGCATAAGAAAGGCTCGGATATTTAGGATCGCCCTGCAAAGTAGTCAAGACATCACGCATATGTACACGTTTGTTTGCAATCTTAGATACAACCCTGTTCTGCTGCTGGGTAATCAGAAGGTCACCGCTGTAGTTGTCTGTCATTGAGACAATATCCTTGAGGCTAAATCCTTCAAATGTTCCGGTCTTGCGAGTATGGTTTTCTGCAAAATCTTTAAACTTGTCAGAATCCAACATTTCATTCAATTTCTCATCGAACTTGTTGATGACTTCCATGCCGATACCTTTAGATTTCAACTTCTCGATAGTCTCACCAAGACCCTTAACTGTTTTAATGAGTTCCTCGTTATCCTTGGAAAGCTGCTTGAACTTCTCATCGTCATAGCCATTCAACTTATCGTTCAGACTTTTCAGCTTTTTTTCCAAATCTTCAGGTGAGATAACACCTTCCATAGCCTTGTTGACAACATCACACATTTTTTCTGTCATGTTGATCAGGAACTTAGCTTGTTCCTGTGGCATCCCTTCGGTCTTAAGACCGAAATCTGCAACTGTAAATTTCTTCATCTTCAATTTAATTTTAATCATTATTAAATGCCTTATTCAATGAACTAAAGAAAGAAGTGCTATCAGCGGCTTTTTTCTTAACATCATCATCTTCTTGCTTACCGTCAGTTTTATCCTGAGTGTCATTGGACGGCTCAGACTTTCCGGAGAAGATGTTTGTGCTATCATCCTGCAACAAGGCGTTACTTCTATAGACTTTTCCATAACATGCCGGACAACGGACGTATGCCATGAAGTTCTGTACAGACTTCTCGGTCAACTCCAGTCCTTCCGACTTCACGGAATCAATAAGTGCAATAACTTCTGCACGTACTTCCGGTTCCAGTTTGTCTATCTCCTGACTTACGATACGGTCAGTAAGCCATCTCGAATACATGGCAGCATTGTCAAGCACCTGCTGACTAAATGTATGCTCATGTTGTTCATCGTAATCAAACTGGTGTCCGCAATGCGGGCAAGTAACCACGTTACCTCCATTAATTGCTTTAAGGAGAAGATTCAGTTCCATATCATATTGTTTTAATCGTTCTTCCGAATAATCAGTATTTCTGAACGCTTTCCTGATGAACTCAACTGCCTCTTTAACCTGTTCCTGCGTACCTGACTTGAGATTTACAAGGAATGTCTGAGGGTTGCTTCCCCAGCTTGTCAGAGTCGAATACTCGAACATCTTCCATTCAAGCACCTTGCACGGATCTGTCTCATCACGCTTGATTGCTTTCACACCGATAGAGTGTTCAAGTGTTCTTCCATTCTCAGCATACAGCTTGTAATCAGCCAATGTATCACGTCCAATCTGCTTCTCAAGATTAAGCTTGCCAACCATGATTAGGTTTCCTTCTTTTTCTTCTCCGCTCAATGGAACGCCAAGCAACTGGTCTGTACGGTGATTAAGGAACCATCTCATTCTACCTATATTCTCCTTCAACGTCTTGTTGAAAGAGCCAGGCATGGAAACGTCGTTCTGTGAGTCTTTCACACCGATACCGTTCACAGCTACCGTTACGATACCCTTCTCATCCACATCATTTGCCTTCGTTTTGTACTGTAGGCTTTTGGTTTTCTCTTCCATCTTCAACTTCACTTTTTGTGTTAAGACTTATTACTTGTTTTACTATCTCTCTCTCCTCGTCTGACATCTCGAACAAAGTCTTGTCAAACAGAGGTTCTTCGAATCTGCTTTCCTTGATTTGTGCCCTCCAGTCATTTATACTGATTAGGCCGCTAAGGAACTGCTCCTTACATCTAGTATTAACCATTGTCTTGACTTCCTCAGCTTCCTTCAATCCCTGCTGCAGACAATCCACATCAGAAAAATCACAATCCAAGTAATAGCCACCTTCTTCAAGTCCAAGAAATGCAGTTAGTTGCTTGCAGAATTTCTTGGCCATCGGTATGATGGTAGATGTATATACAGCCTTTTCCGCTGTTGCCTGATTGCTGAATGTTGCCTGGTCCTTACGCGGTACAAGTACTGAAGGGATACCGTATGCTCCGGCTATCTGTATTGCGTCGGTAAGAGTTTCTTCAAATGGCTGCAACTCACTGATAGTAAGATTTGTCCTAACGAACGACAGAGGAACATCACTTAAACCATAAGGAAGTCTACGTTGGTCCAGCCCAAATTTTCCAAAATGGCTGTCAAGTATTTCCTTCTTTTCATCTTCTGTCATTGCTGCAGTACCAGCTTCATCCTTCTTATTGGATACCAAGAACCCCAAACCACCACGTTTTACATATATCACGTTTCTCGCTTCATATACAGCAATAAGGTTGGATATAGGTTTCAGATGTGCAGCCAACCGACTTTGTGATTTCAAGAACCCGTTTATTGACATATATTCAGGTGAGCCGTCACGGTCATGCCATATCTGATATGAAGGGATTTCCATCGTACTCACATATCCGTAATTCATACGGTAACAACGGATAATATCATCTTCGGATGCTATTCCAAAGATTGGACTATTGACACTTCTGTTAGGCTCTACATTAACAAAATCAGCAGGAAGTTCCCAAAAGTTATCACACCATTTCCACTTTGGCTGGTCCTTGAATGTTTCTCCCATTGCTGCGCGAAAAAAGGCATTACCAGTGCACAACTTGTAAACGAAATGTGAATATATCAACTCGTTCCAGGACATAAGGCAGTTAGGCTTTGTGAGAATCTGGTTCATTCTCTTGTTTTCCCAGACCACGCTGTCGTCCTTTACCTTCTTCAATTGGAATCCGGAACCTGATATACGTGAAGCAATGTAATCAATCGGAAAGAATACTTCTGGAACAGAACGGAACAGTTCCATGTAATTATGGCCGCAAACCAGTGGGGATACGAATAACTCATGCACGTCACAACGGTCAATATAACCACTATCTTTTACACCCTCCTTTGGTGTTGATATAGTCTGTGGTTCACTGGCCATTTTCAGCCCAGCACATGCCGGAATAGTATCCTGTTTTAAAATTGTATATCCCATAGTTTATCCTTATATGACAAAGATAAATTATGGGTATATACGATGTTGATTTTGCAAAAATCTTGCATTTTTCCTGTTTGGTTAGAATGCAAATAAATCACTATGTATCAATATATTGCAAATTAAACTAAGCTTACCCTAATTTTATGATAGTATATGCAATACCACTTAACAGGGCACTGGCTCCACTTATATTTTCATCATTGTAGTCAAGAACTTCAGTTATGAATGCCATATACTCATCATTTTCCATACCGGTCTCAGAAAGCAGGAAGTATGACTTGATGAAATCGGATGTAGCAGCTATTCTCTTATCCATATCCTGATATTCCTTCTTAATCCTTACTTCCGGAAGCGTATTTCTCAGTTCCCTTGCCATTTGGTAATATGCAGGTGACGATTCCACGATGTACGTTCCTGCATCATGTGAACATATAACAGACTTCATCTCTTCGAGTGATACAGTTTCACGCATTACGAGGTCAAGAACATGCCATTTTTCTCCACACTTTGCAACCTGACACATATAGAACTTTCCTCCAACATTCGGCATGATGTACACTATCTTCTGTGAATACTGATACTCGACTGAAGGATTGAAGAATCCGAACACGCTTCTGTCAGAATACATGTTGCGTTTACGACGGCTCGAGAACTGGGAATACTCCTCGTACATGATGTCATATACAACATATCTCAAAGTATCGGTAAGGTGCCCGTGTTCCTCATAGGATTGTTTCGTTACGCTGTCCTTTATCTTTGTCTTGAGGATTGCGCCATTAGCATCCTTCTGTACGCTCTGGTAGTCCTCGATTGATACCCTGCAACTATCGTCTATGCTTATGCTGAGGCCGGGCAATGATTTCTCAAAAACAGCATTGACAAACTCACCGGTCATGGATACGGACGGATTCCTGTTACCCACCTTATCCTCAACAATCCAGTTGTCTTTCTTCAACGTGTCAATAAACAGGTCCATGAATGAACGCTTCTCATCGTCGATAGTGTTGGCGGATTTGGCTGATGCATCACCATGAAGGTAGATTTTACCGTCATATCCTAACTCCTGCAGTCGCTTGGATACCAGTTTTGCTGCACGTCTTGCGCTGTTGTTCGGGCTTTCGGCCGTTGTTTCTGCTATCTGGTACATATCCTTACCTTTGCTCAAGTCTACTTGCCAGTAGCCGACAGATATGTACGGTAATACGTTACTATCGACAGAAAGATGAATCGGCAATCCAGGTATGTAACTGTATTCACCGCTGTTCTTTCCTACATTGAACGAACCGAGGAACTCGTTTCCGGTCTTAATTACACCCCACTCTCCCAACGCATACACGTTGTAGTAGTCCGGGTCATGAATACGGTCATGCTCGAAGTCCATCACACACTGTTCATCATAATAACCATACGTTCCATCAGGCGAACCAACAACCCAGAAGTTATTAAGGTACGTTGACTGAATAACTACCATATTAGGCGGATATTCCTCTATTTCCTTAGTTTTAGGATTAACTATTGAGCGTCCCGCGTTCATCTTTAAAGACTTCACCTTTGTCAGCTCTGCAGGTATTATCCGGCCGCCAATTTCTACAACCATAGGAACATCATGCAGTTTCTCGTTGTCAAGCCAGTCCTTCTTTATCCAGTTTGTCTCTGATATTGGGTTGAAGTCTGCAATAATCTGCTGCCCTTTCTTACCACGCAGACGTTTACGGATCTGTTTCAAATCGGCAAATTCAAATTCTGACAACTCCTCAAGCTGTACCCTCTTGTAGTTACTGATACCCTTTATCTTTTCGGGGTCATCCAAACCTGAGAAATCTATCTTCGCACCATTGAATGTGCATTTTATTGAATTTTGTATGAACTTGAAATATTGTGATATACCAAGCAGTGATACAGCTACCTTATAGTCCTCATAAATTGTCTTGCTGATTGATGCACCAACCTTTCTCATCACAAGTGTATTCTCACCGTCCTGCAATGTCTGTATAAGCACAGCCTGTGCTACACTGAAAGACTTACCCGATGATGAACCGCCATATAAGATAATAAAGCGTATTGTAGCATCATTTAGATATTTCAGCAGATAGAATGCATTCGGATTGAGTTTCTTGTGATTTACTATCATAGCCAGCTACTTTTGTTCTATTCTTTAGATTTTTCGTATTATTTCTTGTATAACCCCCGATATTTTTCTCTCATAATTATCCTATTCTTTAGATTTTATTCAGTTTCATCATCAAAACCTATGCGTATTTCGTTCGTTTTTTCGCCATCTTTACCAGTAAATGCTATCTGTTGAGGGGCATTCCACCCATTCATGCTGGCCAGAAGCTTCGCCGCTTCCACCTTACCGTTGAACTCATAGCTTACCTTACCCTTGTCATTGCTTATCTTCTTCATGGCATTTCTCACACGCTTCGGCATCTGGCTTGGGGATTTAAGTTTTATCTTTCCTGTTACAGGATCTACAAGATACAAATCGTTCGGGTCCATCATGACAATATCCATGAGAACCTTTTCCACCTTATCACGGCTAATTTTCGATGCTTCTGCACGTTGGGCCTTTAATTCGTCTATCCTTGCTGCAACCTTGTTACTTGCCAGCATCCGGCTTGCATTGCTCCATATCGTCTCAGGCTGCATCTTTGATGCGTCATAGGCCATCCTGTATGCTTCACTTGCATTACCGTCACAGTCAAGGTAATAATTGCAGAACTTTTCCTGTTTTTCGGTCAATTTCCTGTTGTTCATAGGCTAATGGTTATTAATGCCGACGATGCAGATTACCTGTTTCCGGTCTTTCAGCAAATCGTAGGCTGCTGTTAATGTACTTCCTGTCGTGCAGATGTCATCAAAGAGTATTACTCTCTGTTCCTTAATTGGCCGGAGAAGATAAAACTCAGGATTGATACGTGTCCTGTTGAGGCACTGCATTGCAGATTCATAGAATTTTATTTTCACCCCCTTGGCAATTTTTTGGCAAATGTCAGTGGCGAAATGGTACTCTGTGATGTGCCTGCGCTTCGGTGTGGTAATTATGCACCATTCATCGTCCGGCCGTATCAATGAAAGTATCAGTTCCGTAGCGGCTTCCGAAATGACTTCTGCACACTCACCCGAACTCTTGATTTCCTCAAATTGGATTCCATCCTTTGTCCTTGCAAACAGGGATATGTAATAAAACCCGCCCTTACGGTGGATTCTTACTTTAGGCTGCATGTTGCATAACCTTTCGTATTTCCTCCAGCCGCGGGCGGGTTTGTCCCAGTCATCAATCCTTATCTTTCTACCTTTCCTCACAGCCAAAAACCTTTGCTATCCCTTTACTGACTGAGGTGTAATTCAAAGGTACTGAAAAAATACCTTCATCGACAGATTGTACAGGATTGTCGAATTCTCTCTTTTCGGAAACACACTGAATATCAATGCCATTGTATTTCCTTACTTCTTCCGCAAATTGAAGTATTGTACAAGATTCAGGATTGACAATGTTTACCAGCTTCTTGTCAGAACCTATCGCATATATCAACCCGTCCACCACATCATCTATGTAGGTGAAGCACCTGGTGTTCATTCCTCCATTATACAGACTGACCTTTTCCGAATTCATGAGAGCATAGAGAAGAGTCCCTTTCCGCTGGTCAGGTCCGTACACGTTATGAAGGCGTACACCAGTCGCATTCCTACAATAAATTGAAGCATAGACTTCATCAAAATGTTTGCTTACACCGTACATACTTGTCGTGTTGCATGGATTTGCGGTGGAAGAACTTGCATACACCAGTTTCACACCGAAGCGCGTACATCCGTCAGCTATCGCAACGAATGAATCAATGTTGTCACGAAGTATTTTTTCATGATCCGAATTGAAAACGCTGGTCTGTGCGGCAAGATGTATAACAGCATCGATTCCACCCCCGGCCAGAAGGCACGGAACGCCGGCAGCTTCAGTTCCACACACACGGTCGATACCGACCACTTCAACACCACGACTTCTCAGATTCTTGCAGAGGGCTTTACCTATAAAGCCTTCACTGCCGGTTACGACAATTTTCATCATCACAGCTTGTTTAGAATTTTACATAAAACATTCAGTATGTTACCCAGTAACATCACTATTATTATCAGAAGTGCGGTATCCTGCTCAACCATTCCGATGGAATAGTAGAACAGGACAACCACAATCATAAACATTACTCCTTTGGCCTGATAATGTTCCATCAGGACTTGATATTAAGTTCATACTCATATCTACTTACTGTCTTGTATCCGGTAACAAGTACCCGTTCACCGGAATACAGGCCGGATATGGTATTCTCAATCACATCAAGAGATACACGCTCGTCAAACTTCAGGAACACCCTTCCTGGCACTCCGCCAGCGACGAATGAGACAAAATAATATGTTCCACGCTCCCAGTAGAACACATATAGGATGAGAAATGAAACTATCACAGAGGAAAGATAGACCCAACTGGACGGTACATCAAAATCTCCTAAGATTATCAATGATGATAATACCATTGATACAATTGCCCACTCTAACAGATTGATGAGCAGGCCAACAACTTGTTTTTTCTTTGCTTTCATAAATTAATTTTTGCAGGTTAATAATTCAAAATCATACATTTACTGCAGTGCTTCGCATATTTTCTCTATGCATTCAGTATTTTCTTCGTTTAACCATTCCTTGGCCACATTCCACGCAATGCTTTTACTCGCTTTGAAATTATCAATTCGAATACTATGGTGAGACAATTTTCCTTCTGTCGGTTTCAATCCGGAATCATGCAATTCACATAAACCGTCTTTGTAGAATGTACACCAGTCTCCTTCTTGTTTGGCCTGTATCATCGGTACGGGCATATCAACTACACCCATAAGGATTCCTACATACCATTCCGTTGCTGCAAGCCTGTCTTTATATCCGGCTTCGATAAGCCTTAAAACATCTTGCGGAGTACCCAAACAAGGCGTATGACATTGCTGCTTACATAACTTGCATTTACACTGTATCGGTTTGCGGCCGGTTTTTCTGATTATTCTTTGTAACTTAGTTTCTTTAATAAGTAAGCTCATTTTGTTTCCTCCATATTAAAATCACAAAAACTAAGTTTTCCTTTCACATTCAGTCCTCCTCGAAATCTTCTTTTCGTAAGTTATACCCAGCCAAAATAGCCTTAGACAACACAGCTTCAAAATCATAGATAACAGTTGAATTGAGAATGTTTTTAGCAATCTCTACAGCTCTTTCTTCCAAAGTTTTTTTCTCAGCACTAAATGTAATTGAACTAAGCCGAGTGAAGTATTTATTTTCATTTATCGTAATCTCAGTTGAAATGCTCAGATCTGCAGCATTTACCTTAACAGCACGCTCTGCCATAGCAATTGCATTAAATGTTAAAAGACTTACCATAATCTCTTCGTTCGTGACTAAATCTTTCAGGTTCTGAGTAAAACTTACATCACGACCTGCATCAAACATTGCTTTTGCAAACTCCTCTCCGGAATCACTTCCGTGCTCTTTTACAAGTTCAGCATATATATCTTCAAATTTTTTCATTTCCTATCGTTTTTTATAATACTCAACAATCGTTTTATTCAATGCTTCGATAACATCAAATATCAGTGTAACAGACATTTCACTTGTAACCATCTTCTTTATGTACACTTGACCGTCCCTGTATTCAAGAACAGTATCAAGCTCAATTATTACACTATTTTCTTCCATAACTATTCATTTTGGTAATCATTCAATTTCTCCGAACGATTGGTTTCAAGATGATTTGCTATCTCATTCATGGCTTCATCCCATGGAATCTCACCTAAATGTTTTAAACATGCATCCCATCCAACAATGAACGCACATTCTGCTAAATCCTTAGTCATAGGATTACCACTGCTTACTCTTTTTGAGTATTCGTATGCTATTTCTTTTTTCTTGCTCATCACATTTGTTTTTTAAAAAGTTTCTCATTTATACGAATGTACTTGACATTCATATCGTAATTCTTTGCCAGTAGCCGGATACTGGACTGTGACAACTTTGGACAATCCTTATAACAGAACTCCTTGGCGTCACTCTGTCTTTCACCGAAATTCCTCAGTGGAGTCCAGGTAGCACATATCAGCACCTGGACAACATATCCTTCTGGAGTATTACTTACCTGAAACATCATTGTAATCCCAATTTATCTGTGTCCCGACTAAATGACAGGTATGTTCATTGTATGGCAAGCATTCATCCCATAGTCCACCTATACATTGAAAATCGCTTCCTTTCATGTGGGAAAAAATATCAACATACCATTCAAGTTCACCATTCCTGCATACGACCTTATCAAACGACTTGAAATTACTTTTTAAAGGGTCTTCAAACGATTCAATATCCTCAATCCTGACCTCTACAGTATCTCCATTGTTATCCAGTGCTATATAAGACCCCTTCTCTATCGGTAAAACTCTACCATCTTTCAGTTTAACATTCATAGTTTTAAATATTATTATTCACGAAAATTCATAACTTCTGCAACATGATTGAAAGAATCACCATTGCCAATTACGTTTATTACATATTCACATCCATCAACTTCAACTACAAGTTGACTCCCATTCTGTTCGACAACTTCTATATCGTCTGCAAGCTCATTTGCAATCAAATCATCGCAGGATTCCGTATTGTCATACATGTATTCATCTGTACTCCAATAATAAGACTGCTGATTTATTATCATTTGTTTCGTGTACATATCAAGACTAATTTTTTTCTGACATTTTCTTTACAAACAACTTGGCAGAGTAATTTAGGTATGACTGCCAGCATCCATTATATCTTGACCACCTAAAACCGTGTTTTTTCAACTCATCCCTTAACGATTGATCAGGTTTACAATCAAAGAATAGCTGTAATCTGTTTTCCGGATAGTTCTCAACAACTTTCACATCACCGATGCAATATTCCTTGTTTTCCATGCTTTTAAGAGTCTTTGCCTTCTCAAGCTGTTGTTTAACTCTTCGAATATTGGCTCCGTTATTCGTAATTGAGCATGAAGCAAATCCAATCTCACCGAAACAGTTAGGCTCAAAAAGTTTTCTTACCTGGCTTTCGGTCAACCCAAGTCCGACAAGTTGTTCATGCTTTTCCAATTCAGTGATTTTCTTTGAACGGATAATCTTGTTTGCAGACTTCATCAGTTCCTGAACTCTTTCAAGTTCCTTCAGCTTGTTTTCCAGCTTCTCAACTGCATTATCATCATCAAGGTAAATAGAAGTGTTGTTCTCCACAGCTGAGGCTTTTTCAGCCCAATATTCAGACTTTTCCGTGTGTTTTACAGACTGTCCCATGGTGTTCCATATTTTCTCACGGTATCGCCTGTCTGCTGCACCGTGTACCGGTTGTCCAAAAGGGATTGCTTCACTCATTTTTGTACTTCTCTCATAGGCATTTCTTGCCTTTTCCGCTGATTTTTCTGAGAGGTCACGGTATCTCTCTGCGCGAACGCGGTTACGTTCATCTCTGTCCATAATATAAAAAAGTTTGGTTTGACTTTTATTTCTTTACATCAGTAAAGTTAGTGATTTTCAGCGATTTTTACAAACGTAAACTTCGCCATTTTACTTGCTTTTTTGAGTTTTTATCCATCATCTTTTCCTTCATAAACTTTGCTCAATCAATTCCGGATTGTCGTATATATTACCAATGACTTCCCAGTTAAGTTTTCCGTTCACAACATGATTACACAGAGCACTTATACATTTATATTCAGGGACTGTCATGCCAAAAGCTCCATTATTAAACAATACCTTTCGATAATACTTACGCCCTTTGTTGTCATTTCTTTCACCAATACACATTAAAATGTCACCCTCATAAATCTCTTTTCCGTTTTTGTCATGCAATCCTGTGAACTGGCCTATTGTTCCCTGTTTCGTGAATATCGGTCTATCACTGCAATAGCTTAGATGATGTCCGTCTAAGTCTACTTCATCAAATCCGACTATATGACTTTCGTTCCCAACCTTTACAAGTGATCCGTAAACCCACTCATTTGTGACTTCTGATTTTCCTCTGAATATTATCTCTCTACTCATGATTCATTCCTCCTTGTCAGGTATTAAATCTTCTACATAAGCCCATCTTTGTATATGTCTATCTTTTATTTCTTCTCTGAAGAAAGTATTATCTGGACCTAACACTGTAGGTATATCATGTTTCATTATGATTAAAATCATACGATTATTTTCTGGCATTTCTTTTACATCATGCCACACACTGTTGATTCTCCATTCAGCACCATTTTCAAAAGCTCTCTCCAAATCGTCTTGACCGATATGTCCTCCACCACTATAAGCGACATTGCTTATTTTCTCTGCATTATCTGATGCAGCTTTTCTAACTTCGTTTATTTTCATTACTACCTTTTTTTAGACATTTGAATAATTTATTTCCGTACTTTCCAGCGAGTTGAGCATCCTTTGTATATTCGTCATCGTACGCACCACTCGTAGCTTCTAAAGTGTATAAAAGATTCATTATTTTTTCAGCTTCTTTCAATGTGAGAATGATAGCGTTATTTTTACGTTTCATTATTCATACCCTTTCTTTTTTAAGAGTGTTTCATCGAAATGTGGTAGTGGCTTCCATGCTATCACCTCATCTTTATTGTTTGTAAGCGACCAGTGCCATTTTTTGTTGTCCGGATTTGAAGAATCATGAGGAATACGCTTCATGATGCAAATACTTATCCGGTTTATTCCACGCTGAGCAACCAATACACGTACGTTCAGTTCAGGAAGCCGTTCATCAACACTTATCCAAGATGACTGATTTTTATACCATTCTGCGCCTTCCATGAAATCGGCCATACAGACTTGTTCATTACCAGCTCTCCAAAGTGGACGACAAGCTTCTTTGGCATATTCTTCTGCCGCCTTTTTAATGTCTTCTTTCTTCATAGTTCTATTTCATATTGCTTGTTATCAATCTTAGGCATTCGGTCAAGTAAAGAGGATGGTACTTCGACACCATATCTGTTTTCGATTTTTATAGGAATCCAGTTGTAATAGACACCACTTTCTTCATGATATACAGGGATTCCATAATCAGCAAGAATACTACCATCAATGCCTTTGAATTTATCTTTCCATTTTTTGATAAAATCTTTTGAAACCTTTAGCCGTTTGTTTGGCTTGAAATAAGTATGTCCTCTTACCGTGTATGGGACTACATTTTGAGGACTTAACAAATCTGCAAACCTCCATGTATCTTCTGCCCACACACAAGTAATACCGAAATACCAATAGTAGCCAAAGTTTATAGGCTTAACTCCAGTAAATTCTTCAACCATTTTAAATACCTCTTTCTTCTCTGATTCTGCCTGCTCGTAGAAGTCTTGACATATTTTTTCAAGCTGTGTTCCTGGTTTTGCTGTTAGTTTCATTATATCTCCTTTCCACCTATCCCAGCAGCCACCACATGACTGCCAGGAACAGGTAATATAGTTTTGTTTTACTCATTTCCATTCATTTTCTTATCCATCCATTCAACAGCATCCTGTATGGATGAAACCTTCTTAAACTCACGTGTAACGCAGAACGTCATGTACTCACAGATAATTTCTCCCACATCATTAAAGTAAATGTTGTATGCTCCAGTGCTATTTGCTCCAGTACACGGTATCTCAAGTTCCAAAGCTTTCAATGCTTTTTCAGCATCACAAGTGAAGTAAGCATATATATCATGCGAAACCTCCTTGCATCCGGTTAATTTTACAATGTTTGCCATATCACTTTTTTGTTTTTAAATGTTTTCTGTATTTCACTGGTATAAATCGTTTGAGTTCCGGAAGCGAGGTAGAAACAATGTGCATCCATGCGTTCCACCTTTGTCCGTCATGGTCTCTGGATGGAATTGAACAATTCTGCCCTTGACAAGTTCCGCTTTTATTCTCAGCCTTGCATTTCACACAGCACCCTTCACATTCGGATGAAAGATGGCAAAGGATGCAAGCCTGTTCTTTACTAATTCCATAATCCAGATTTAAGGACAATTGAGTTTCTTTCATTGATTATTTCTCCTTCTTTCAACTAATAATTCCAACCGTTTCTCACACTCAGCACACTCGATTTTCTTGCGCTCAAACTTCTCCCGGAACTTAACAAGCTCCTCATCCGTGTTCTCATCAAAGAACATGTTGTTCTGACGGTTGTGCTCTATGTATTCATTCATCCTGCGTTCTGCTTTTGTTATCTGGGCTTTGGCCGAAATCAGCTTAGATAGGCAGGAACTCACTTCAAGCGACTCTCCTGAACGCTTGTCGTAGTAGTAAAAAGAAGTGTACACATCATTCCTCGGATGCTGGCATTGCAGTCTGGCCACCCTCCATCTGATTACCCACATTCTTCTTTCGTACACTTCACGCGGAAGGTCGTAGGTGTATAGGGTGACAGATTGATGACCGTGATCGTAGCAGATGCTGATTTGCACCCAATTCTCGATTTTCAGTTCCTTTTCTGCTTTGGCATAATCCTTAGCCATCTGGAACCAGTCATCCATACTTTCTTGCTTTCCCATGTCATTCAAAGTTCAATTTAAGTTGTTGCCAACCTGGTTCTCTATATTTGCGATTCGTCTGCATAAAAGCTTTCCGTAAGGCTTCAGCAATCTTATCACGCATTTCTTTAGATACATGTTTCTTATCAGCCTCACTGTTCATTTGGAGTATCTTGTTAAGGCTCCCGTTTATTGGCTTTTCGTCAAAGAACAAGCTGTATTCAGTAAATATCCGGCTACAATCCTTTGCAGCTTTCTCTTCTTCCGCATCCTGGTATCTCTCTATTACTGTTTCCTGGGCTGCTCTCAAGATCTTTTGTCCGCGTTCGCTCCTGCAACCATGCCATTCATTCTCGAAAATGACAGATATTGCACGCTTCTTGCGAATCTTACCCAGCTTTGCCCACCCATAATACACTTTCAGTTCACTCATATCAAATCGTTGTTACACAATCAAAGTCTTTCCCATACATTATGTAGGCTCCACGTTTCCGTAGTTCGGCCACCAGCTGTTCGTTGGTGTATCTGGCCAACCGTCCATGAAGCCTGTCCTGCTTTCTTCTTTCAGACGTGTGTCTGCTCTCACATAACCGGCACCTGCTGGTGTAATGGGTGCCGGATTTCGTTTCATAGGCACGGAACTTTCTTTCCGGAAGGTTCCGGCCACACTCGATACAAACCTTCATGATGCTGCCCTCCTTATCAGCCCCATATTACGGTTTACCAGTTCGATAATCTTATCATGGTAATCACTGGTCCCGTTGCAAACCGCACGGCTTTGGATTATATTGAAAGTTTTCAAGTTGACCTCTATTGTTTCTAATCGTTTCCCATTCTTCTGTGCTGTGAGAATAAGGCAATCTTTTCGCCTGTAATATTCATTTTGATATACACAATGGTGCATTGCCTTTCCTTCCAAATAGAACTGGGTAACACTTTCCAACGGACGTATCACGATACCCTTATCCTTGATTTCCATTCCCAGGAACGGCTGGATTCTTTTGATGAATGACAGAATATCCTGTTTCATTCTGAACATGCGTTCAATCCTTTTCTTTCGTTCCTGTTCAGCCCGAATCTTTGCTTCTATCTTTCTCTTTTTCTCAACCAGCTTGTCATGCTCTTTCTTCAAGTTCTTCGGGCATACGTAATGAGCATTATGGGTATCCAAATGGAAGTAATCAAGCAAACGAAGATAATCATCATACATGGAACCATCCTTGATGATATACCCGTTACGGTTGCAGATATTCACTGCCCACGGATGAGAAAGTCCACCCCGACGCATGTAGAACTCCAGCATACCATACTGACGTGTCTTAATAAGCATTTCAGCATATTTATTTTCACCTAGCAAAGCACGCATCAACACTGCCGGAGTAACACCATGGAACGAAGTGCGAAGGCCATTTCTGCGAAGAATCGGAAGCACCTTTACTTTCGGATACACATAACCGTCTATGTCATATGAATGTGTATAGTATATATTTCCGCTCTGCTTGAGACTCATGTCTGTAGTATGAATCCAACCTCTACACCCCATATTCATAGCTTTGGCAATAACAATCTCTTTGTTGTCAGAAGTTATCCACTGTTGGCATACCTCATCGATGAAATAATGTGTGTCACGTTCTTTCCTTTCATACCTGGCTGTGTAGAAGTGACGGAGCACCTGAAAATCTCCCGATGTAGTAACGACTGTCAGATAGCTTACTGCATTATCCTTGGTCTTACGGCTTACCTTCACTTCCAATCTTTCACCGCAGTAAGGACACGTGATGTACCCTTCCTTCTGGCCAGTTACATCAACCCACATCTTTCCACATTCACTGCACCACATTTCATCCTTACAGCGGTAAGCATTATGCGGAAAACAATGCTTCTTTCCCCATCGTATCTGGGCATCTGTTATCGCTGGCAGCTTACTGCTCAATTCGACCACCAGCCTTTCGTGTTTCGTTCTCGGCTTCATGGTTACATTTCATCAAGTAAGTCCATTATACTTTCTGCCTTAGAAGCCTCTTCCACTTTAGCAGATGTTTCCTCAGATACAGAAGTGGCAGATACTTCACACTCAGGAACATTATCAGGAGCCTTTATTTCAAGTTCGTCAAAAAAATGTACAGCAAGACCAAATACCTCATCATCGTTCATGCATACGCTACTACCTCTCTTTCTTGCTTCAGAAAGTATATAGTTAAAGCAGTCATCAATAGTTTTCCCACAATTATTATACTTTTCTGAAAAGACAACGTCTTCTTTCGCTTTTTTATCAAGATGATTCTTGATTATCATCTTAGCATCACATTTGTTACTCATGCTTCAATATTTTTTGGTTTGACTTTTATAAAATAAGGATGCCACGACTATGCGTGGCATCCGGTTATACAAGGTTATCGAACAGCCCAGGGATTCTGGGTTCTAAAGCTTCAATCTCGTCCCTGAAGAACTGTTCCTTTGTTCTTCCCATTTTCTTGCCCTTTCGGGTATGTACATCATAAGTATACGGAGGAATAATTATCGGGCTTTTCCGGACATCCTCAATCCACCTCTCAACATCTATCAGATTTTTGTCATATATGAAGTTCTGCAGGTGGTCAGCATCCCTGCACTTACGACATTCACATAGTAGTATTACAGCCTTGCTGACAAATATCCTTCCCTTATCCTCAGTTCCACTTTTACTAACAAGTTCATGTCCTTGCCATAAGGATTCAATTTCAGACGTAATAAGTCCATAGCAATCTTCAGCGGAAATCGTATATAAACGTTTCCAGACATAATCCCTGTAACCGCTTGTCCACAGTTCCAAGGCAAAATATCCGGCAACAGCAGTGTCAGCACGTCTTATAGCCTTCTGCATAGCTGACGACACCTCAAAAAAATCATATCCTCTAACAGTCCTGATAACCATAAATCATTGACATTTATTATCTTACGTCAGTAAAATTAATACAGAATGGCAAGTTTTGCAAACAGAAACTTCGCCATTTTTACGCCATTTTCAAAACTTGAACTTACACGTTATATTGTACTGAACAAGCTGCTTGGTCTTGTCTTTACCGTTATTGGTAGTTCCCTTGAGATTGATGCTGTCGCCGAAATGTTTCTTTATAAGCATTATCGACCTCTGTTCCTCAGCCTGATTCCTGAAGGCTGCAAGTCCTCCGGAGTTGACGAATGTGGATTTCTGCTCGAAGTTGTATCTTAGGTCAGTAAGAATTCTTCTTTCCTTGTACTTCATGTAACAGGAAATCCAGAAATCCTCCTTAAGCCTGAGCTCTTCATTCCACCATGTGTTCTTGTTGTAAAACACGCCATAAGAACATCCGGTTATCATCTTAGACAACGAAAGAAATGCAGTTTCATCGTACATGACCGGAGATATTCGTGCAGTAAATCCGAACAGATGTACATCCAGCATCTGAGCAATCTCGGCAAGATTGAATATTATACGCGTTATCTCGTTCTTATCCTTAATCCTCGACGGTTCTCCTTTTTCTACACATATAGATTTGCATGAGTGGACATCATCGTCAAGCATGAACAGGTTTCCGAAATGCTTAGCCATCCAGTTACGTTTGGGGATGAGTCCTACAACATCGTCCGGATGAGTGACTATCTCACAATCTGGATTAAACTGTCTGTATAGGTCCGCCTGGCTCTCTGCCACACAGATTATCGGGTCGTTCACCAGCTTTTTAGCGAACACCCTGTCATGTCGCTTATGACTTGGTATTACGATTCTCAATTGCATGGCGTACATCATTAATATCAACTACATTGCTTTTGCTCACTTTGCCGGTCTTGTAACTCTGCATGTGCTGCATGTCAAGTGCTTCACGCAGCCAGTTACTGTCCACTTCGTTAGCAGACATGATGATGAATAACTCGTACTTCTCATCATACTTGGGTATAAGTGGATAGACGGCCGTTTCATCCGTTATGGCTTCGAAACGCTCCTTGAATTCATCCTTTTCAGGCTCCGGAGCAAACTCAATCCCCCAGTCCTGCAACTCTGACTTGTCCCAGTCGTTCATCATCACGTCCATATCATTCTCACCAAATGATACGTTGTCCTTAGTTGCATATTCACGAAGTTTCTTTACAGGAGTCTCAGGATTTAGAACCTTGCAAGGAAGTTCCTTGTAACCAAGTTCCTTGCAGGCCCTAAGCCTGAGATTACCACACACTACAATGTACCTATCACCCAAAGGATATACTATTAGTTCACGAAGGTTAAGCATCTCAGGACTGTCCTCTATGCTTTTCTTCATAGCGTCATAACGGTAATCCCTGAAGAACCGGGGATTCTTCGGCAGGCCATCAAGCTGGCCCTTGTTGAAATCCAGCAGACTTGTCTGGATTGTTTGAAACTCAAATTCTGTCATATACCAACTATTTAATCAACAACACTCAATTCAACATCACACGATAGCCGGTAACACACTTAGTCTGTACGATAGGAATTAAACTCCACCTTATCCTTCAATAGCTGTTCGATGTCACTGCACCCTATCTTCTCAAGATAGGTAAGCGTAGCTATTATGACATCTGCGGCTTCTTCCTCTCGTTCACTCCAGGATGGGATATGATTGCTTCGTTCCTTACCAGCTTCAGCAAGTTCCCTCCATTCTGACGATATGGAAAGTGCAACAGCTTTAGGAGAAGTTGTTTCTGTCATTTTTTTTCTCTTCAACGCTATTTCAAAACATCTTTTTGAAAGTCTGTTAAGTGTAATCATAATTCTAAGTTATTGTTATCGAACTACATTGATAATCACATAGGATTACTTTAAGGAGCATTTATTTTTTCCATAGTTATACAATAAAAAGAGAAAGATTCAGGCTTTCTCAAGTTCATCCAATTTGCTTTTTAAAGAAGATTCCTTCTTCGAATATGAACCAAGGATTTTCTTGTTCATCTTCGAAAATTCATCCGGATATTGCTCGGAGAATATCATAATCTGACATCTCCTCATGTAATCGTAGAAATTCACATCGTTACTTGTAAGATTCTCACGGATGAATTCACGATACCAGTGCATCCTCTCTGACTGGTTGTTTTTCACGTAATCAATCCAGCTCTTATCCTTAGTATCGTACTTCTTAATGCCGATGCTATCAAGATAATCACTGCTACATCCCCTCAGGACCATGACATCGAACACTAACTTTTCGTTCAGGCTGAGTTCCGAAGATTTGGACGGATAAGACTTCTTGCTCTGAGCCCATTCCCTCATAGTCTTGGCGGCATTCTCGACAGCTATCTCCTTGTTCCGCTGCATCTGCAATTTGATTTTATCAATCTCGGCACTTTTAACATCTACAATAGCACATGTACTTGTAGCTGTATGCTTCTTTACATAGTAGAACTTGACTGAATAATACAGCTTACCATATCCGTTATTAAACGATATGCAGCGGTATATCTTATTCTCCGACAGCATTCTAGCAACTCTTTCGTCATCTTCCTTGTAAAAGCATTCAGTATCGAATACTTCATGAGGTTCCACGACTGCAAAACCAGCATCCCTAATCCTCTGAAGGAAGTCATTGTTCTTTCTTTTCAACTCATCATTCCAATATGGTTCTGGAGAATTGAATATGATAACGGACTTGCCAAAATCCAATGAATCACCTTCCTTAACAAGGTTTCCGGATTCCTGCATTATCTTGTAGAATATATAATCTATCTCTTTCTTACTTAGACATTCAGGGTTCGTACATTTCTGCTCCTTGCCCTTCATCTCATAAAACAGACAGCTGTAATTAGCTGTATTATTACCGCAATCAGCGCATTTTGGATATAATGAGCTGAAACCATCTTCATCAATGAACTGGCATGAGGTTATTATACCGAACTTATTGTCAATGAAACGCTTGATTTCATTAACCGATGAACCGTTAGGATAACTGTCATAATACCCCTTCTGGTCCTTTTCGCCCAACTTGGAAAGAATAATTGCTCCGGAGAGAGGAAGGTCATCGCTCTTAATGAGAACCTTTAGTTCAGGTATAAGACCATTCAACTTGATTCTGTCAAGGACGAATCGGTTAGACTTCCCGAATTTCGCTGCAATATCATCAACACTCTTTCCGTTTTCGGCAAGCAAGGAAAAAGCAAGAGCTTCCTCTACAGGATCTACATCCTGACGTTGCAGGTTCTCAGTGATCATGGCTTCGAATGCCTGTTCGTCAGTCATTTCCCTTACTATGCACGGTATTTCATTGTACTTGTCTGATTTTTTAGCCAACATATTCCATGCTCGGAAACGTCTTTCACCGCATACAATCTCGTACCTCGGTTCTACAGATACAACATCGCCGGTTTCTTCATCAATATGTGTTTCTTCATCGCTGATTTTCCTGACTGTGATAGGCTGTAACAAACCCTGTTCTTCAATATTCTGTGCAAGTTCCTCCAACTTTTCCTCATCAAATGTCTTTCGAGGATTCATCGGTGAAGTATGTATGTACATCACCGGTATTTTTTCGATTTGTGCCATAATTTTAATATTTATTGGTTTGACTTTTAGTTTATTACATCAGTAAAGATAGTTCAGAATGACAAGTTTTGCAAACAGAAACTTCGCCATTTTATAGCCTTTTAATCACTGAAATAAATTCACGTTCAACAGTCTTTTCAAACGCATTCATCTTATCCATGCTAACACGTACAATACAATGTCCGTTAACTGTAAGATGGACATTGTACCATTCAAAATGACTACATATCTCATCCTTTTTCCTAAGCCCTTTTTTGTTGAACTTTATTTCATACACCCTTATGTTTGCAGTCATACTCTTCAAGCTGTTTTTTCAGTCTTTCAAGTTTCTTCTCTTTCATGAAGGAAAGTATATCATCAGATCTACGGAGCGCTTCCTGTGCACTCTTGTCTCCATGTGATGCCAGAACCTTCAATTGTTTGCGGTAATCATCATAATACAACCCAGATTCCTCCTGAACTCTTACCTTATGTTCATTGTACGATATTACGTCAGCCTTAGCGCATCTCTCACGATTGTATTGATTCAGCCATCCCATGATAACAGAGCCATCCAGACGATTATATATCTCTCCGTATCTACCCTTCATAGCATTTCGGAAAGCCAACTTCAAATCATCAATCTTGAAATACGGATATTCCTCGATAATTAAATCAGTTGTAATGGCTACCTGTGAATCATTCATTGTATTTGACGCATTGAAGAAATCCACAACCTCCGACAGCAATATCACAACAATTGCACGTGCATGATTTTCTCCGAATTCCATGGCAACTTTTACAAGTTCCGGCACTGATGATGCAAAAACATCATCGATACTCTTAGGTTTCAGAATCTGTAAGTATTGCTTCGGCGAGGCCTTTAAGACGGCTAACTGATTCCTTTCTGCCTCCTGCCGTATTGTTATTTCGTTTTTCGTCATAATTACCCTCCAATATCTTAGTGAAGTTTCCAGCCTTGAAAATCCAGTCAAAATCGCACTTCCAGTTTCTGTCGTTACACCCTAAAAGAAATGGACTGGCAGCCACCTTCTTCAATACGGTGAATACAGTTTCCTTGTCGTACTGGGCTATTCTTGCCTTGACAGCCTTGCGCCTTGCTTCGGTCATGTTCACGACCATTGACAATTTACCGTTGAAAGTAGTATTGAAGTATTCCTGCAATCTGACAAAATCAACATGCTCTATTTGCGGATGAGGATTCAAAGAAAGCTCGTCTTTCTTTGTATCTCCTTCTGGAGATATTTCTTTATTATTTTTTTTACTTTTCTTTTCTTTCCTTTCCTTTACTTTACTTTGTGTACTTTTTGAGGAAGAAATCATCATTTCTTCGGAAGAAAAAGCTATATCTTCGGAAGAAATGATGTTATATTCGTGAATTTCATTATTTCTTCTACATAAATCGCATATCTTCTGGTACCTTTCTTGTATTCCTTTTGACGTCAATATTTTTTCAGAATCATACAATTCCTTAGAAAATAACCCGATTACCAAGCAGCATTTAATGACCTCACGTATATACGCCTCTTCAAAGCCCGTTTGTTCCGATACAAAGAAAGGCAACTCTTCATCCCACCTCATGTAATACCCTTGTTTGTAGATATTACATAGCAGGAGAGCATATACTGTAACAGCCTTACCACCCTGGTATTTGATTAGTTTTCTAATTCTCAAATCTTGAAAAAAATCAATATCAAAAGGGAAATAATCAAGACCAATCTTCTTATTTCTTCCCATATTAATGTTTTTGATACGTTACAAAGCTAAGTTACATTCAGAACTCAATCGGAGTTACCTCATATTCGATACGTGGTTCCTTCTTGTCGATGAACTTCTGAATGTCTATTTGAACACAATATCTGTCATTATCAATCGTCTTGGTCTGCTGCAGGCAATCAAGAAGAATCTTAAGAGAATTGTCCAGATCCGGTCGGTTACTTGAATAATATATCTTTGCTTTCAGCTTGAAATATCCCTTTACCATCCTACCACGTTCAGGACACTGGATATAGAAATTCTTTTCATATTCAGTAAGAACCTTCTGTTTGGCCAGCTTTGCATGACCACCGACATTTACTATCTTATAACAGTTACTCTTACTTGGTATCTGTCCTCTTATCACATACATAAGCTATAGTATTACATTGGTTAATTGTTTTCCGTTTGTCTTTATCATCCATTTACCTTTTTCAGGCTGCTCAATCCTCAAATCCTCTACCTTACCGAATGTTTTAATGTTTCCACACAGGTCAACCACCCAACCCTCCTTCCCTGGGTATGGCCGGATAACACGACCTACCATCTGGTAGTACAATGCAAGTGACATCGTAGGCCGGCAAAGAACGATTGTATCCAGTTCAGGATAATCAAACCCTGTAGTGAGTACACCGCAATTTGCAACAACCTTTATCTTTCCGGACTTGAAGTCTGACAAGATCCGTTCACGTTCTTTCTTCGGAGTCGTTCCACTGACCACTGCACTGTCTGGTATCTCATGGGTTAGCATTTCAGCCTCCTTTACAAATCTCGTGAACACAAGTATTCCACGTCTCGGTATTCCACTCTTAGGAGCCAGCAACCTTCTTACCATGCTAATCAGATAGCCATACAGGTCAACACGTTCAAATTCCTTTGAAAGACTCGCTTCATCGAAGTCAGCACCGGTAGAATTTCTTCTGACATTCACGAGTTCTATCCTTGTCAGGTCATAATATTTCAGTTTTGTTAGAAATCCCCTTGCTAAGAGTTCGCTAACCTGACAATAATATATGACATCACTGAATACTCTCGGTATGGTTCTTGTAAGGAATTTAAGCATCGAACCGTTCATCGTGCTGCACAATCTGTAAGGAGTAGCAGTAAGTCCGATAATACGTCTCTCAGCAGCTGCGAAGAAATCAGCATACATTCCTTCTGTCGGGTTAACCAAATGGCATTCATCAATAAGAATATACCTGAAATGCTTGAAATCTTCCATGTGATTATATACGCTACCGATGGTGGCGAAGGTAATTCTGTTTATATCCTTTCTCTTGACAGAGGCAGAATAGCATCCGGCATCAAAGATTCCGTATGTCTGCAACTTTGCGAAGTTCTGTTCCAGGATTTCCTTGTTAGGCTGGAACACCAGCAACGGTTCATTCAGCCTTGCTGCTATGTCAGCTATGATGAGGCTTTTACCTGCACCGGTAGGCAATACCATAAGATAATTTCTACCGTTTTTCAGTTTGTAGTGTGATATTGCTGCGTTACTAGCTTTCTGCTGGTAATCTCGTAATTGAAACTTCATATACTTAATATTCCTTTATGAACTTTTTCGTGACAGGAAGCACAAAGAGTGACAAGGCAATCAAGGTACTCAAGTTCCTTTCCAACAATTGAAACACCATTTACCTTATATCTCTTGTGATGCACTTCCAAAGGATAGCGTGCTCCGCAAATCCTGCACTTATGCCCATCCCTTAACCTCACATTCCTTGCAACCTTTTCCCAATATGGATTGTTAAGAGAACGTGCATAATTGGACTTGCGGCCACGCTTATGCTGCAATCTACTCATCACCTACAGCGTCATTGAATTCTTCTTCACCCATAACTTCACCATCATTATCTGGAAGCATGTCATGTTCCTTGTCAAACTCTTCATCAGAAGGTTTCTCAGGAGCAGGGAAGTCAAGACCGAACAGCTCCATCATTGCTACACGGTTCTTATCTTCCTGAGCCCACAATGATGATTTGTCGTAGGATGGAATCTTTTCAGATTTGGCCAGTACGACCTTACCGTTAAGAATGGAATAATACAGGAAATACCCATTCAAAGCGATACGGAATGTCTTTGTAGCCGGAAGTTTCTTTTCCTCCGTTCCTTCCTGTACTTTTGCAGCGTAATCCTTAATCTGCTTGCTCAATGAATTCAACCTTTCCTCAGCATCCGTCTTGATGCGTTTGGCTTCCTCCTTAGCGTTCAACAAAGCATTCTCAGCTTCAGGAAGCTCCTGCTCTACAAGCTTGCAGTATTTCCCACGAAGGTCCGATTTCTCCACATCATCCATGTAACGCAGCGCCATCTCGTTCTCAGGGAACAAAGCATTGAAGTGTTCATTCACTGCCTTAAGGATGTCTTTCTCACTCTCAGCGTTCTCAAAATGCAGTTCCAATGGAAACTGTTCCCGAACTGCCTCCGGAAGAACGAATTGCAGTTCTTCCGGTTCGTAATCTTTAATTATTGCCATATTAATATTTGTTTTCGTACTCGGCTGCAAATGCCGAATAATATTGGTCTGTAGGTAACGGTAGCTGGATTCCGTATTCAGTCATTATATCAGTCTTGACGGCATCCAGGAAATGTGACATCTCCATTGTGCTAAGTCCCTTTGTGCCCCTTGCAAGTTCCGTCCTCTCACCTTTCGGGGTGATAACCATCTTCGTAAGGAATTTCTTACAATACAGGTCATGTATCGTTTCCACCCCTTCCTTTGTACTCCAGTACGCTTCACCGGTGAACTCACGTAATGCACAACCCACGCACCTGAACCACATCCACATGAGCGCGTTCTGGTCAAGCGTCCTTGGCTTAGTCTTTCTCTTGATGGTAAGAGTATATTCACCATTACGGAGAAGACTTAGCATGAAGTTGAAATCCTTGTCCATGGTGGCCTTACCGTCTTTCTTAATTATAGTAGCTTCCATAATCAGAACGGTAAATCATCACTTGGAGTCTCTGATGGCAATGAAGCTTCAGAAACATTATTCTGTGAACCACTCTTAGATGTTGTGGAAAGAATCTCCATGTTATCTGCGAATATCTCTGTGATATATCTCTTCACCTTACTGTTATCTTCATAACTTCTGGATCTGATTTTACCTTCGATAAAAACCTTGTCTCCCTTGTGAAGATATTTACCTGCAACCTCAGCAAGCCCCTTCCATAGTACAAGGTTGTGCCACTCTGTCCTGTCCGGTACCTGAGTACCATTCTGCAACGTGTATCCCTTTTCCGTCGTTGCCAGTGTGAACTGGCAGACTTTCGTTCCGGAATCAAGCGTTCTTACATCAGGGTCCTTTCCAAGATGCCCTATCAGCATTACCTTATTAAGCATTTTCTTCCTCCTTTCTTAATGTGATTCTTATAGATGCAGCAGTTTCAGTCTCCTTGATGTACTGTTTATACAACTCGGGATGCTCAGATTGAAACCTCTTAGTGTCGAAAGATTTTTTGATTCCTGCAGGTGTTATGGTAGCTTTCAATACACCTGTGTCCCACGACTTGACATCGTGTTCAACCATTGCGCGTTTCAACGAATCCTTGAAACCGTCAATGAACGGCTGTATTCTCTCAACTTCCGCTACAGCTTCAAGATATTTGTTTATCACGTCCTTTGGCAATAGCTGTACTTCATCCTGCTTGTGTTCAAGTGCAGTTTCAGTATCAAGGTAACGTGTTCCCTCAATCTCACACTGCAACAGCCTTTTGACCTCCACGTCAGATTTCCGGACAAGTGGAATAAGCTCTGACTTTTCATTGTAAAGCCATACACCGTACAGTTTAGAAACCTTCAGCTCAGGATTCTGCTTTTCGAACAGGTACGCATATATTGACAACTGCCATTCGAGGTATTCAATATCCGGCTTATACGTTGTCTTGATGTCGGCAAGTGCTATAGTGCCATCCTTCTCCCAGACACAATCAATGTTTGAAGCGAAGTGCTCTTCATCTGATACAGTGTATTCATTGTCAAGTGCAGAATAACCGGCACCAGTACGTATCATAATATAACTGACTGCCTCCTGGCTTTCAGGCTCAAATCCTGTAACGTCTGCAAACTGGCAGTCATGATGAACCTTTGTTCCCCTTTCTGCAGCCCTTTCTAAGACGAACTGAGGAACATCCTTATACTTATCCGGGAACAACTGTCTCTTAATCATTCCCGTTATTCCTGAAAGCTGCTTGTCGCCCAGGAAATAGGTGTGGTTCTCTTCATTGAAAACCACACCAGACTTAACTAACTCTATCATTTTGGAAATCTTTTACACATTGTTTGAATCTCGTTCTTAAACTCAAGATTGTTTTGCATAGCAGCGTATTTTTTCCACACAGCATTAACTTCGGCTCGACTCTTACATACCCTTACTTCATCAATCGCTTCCTTTAGCTGTTTACCGGAAAATACACTTGAATTTTGCTGAGTCTTTTCAGACTTCTTTTCCTTTGGCATAGGGAACTGGTATCTTATCACACCATTGTTGTCTACAATGATACATTTACTAACCTCTCTGTTCTCGTCATACTCAATCTCACTTACAGAGAACTTAGTATAAGTAGAACATTTTCCCGAAGTGCTCTTAAAGATTTCGTTTGATTCAAGTTTTACCCAAATAAAAGGTGCCGAGTAAAGTTCTCGACCAATCCCCCAGTTGAATCCGGCACGCTTGAATGCATCGGAAGCCTGACCTTTCTCCTTTTCCGTATTGGATTCAGTTCCGACATCCTGCTTGCTCACCCATTCCTTTTTCTTTTCATCATAGATTGATATGGTACAGAATAGGTTTCCGTTCACAACTTCGTGGTCTCTCTTCCAGTTAATTGGTCCAAACACCTCATCAAGAAGTCTCATATCCACACGGGCATCCTTGTACAGCAACAATGTGCATCCTTTCTCATTGATTGTACCTATTCGGCATTCAATCTCGTTTGCTCTCAGGGTTCTTATGTTCACAATTTTGTCAGAAAGTGTCTGTTGCACTTCTTTTTCTTCCTGTTTTTCTTCCTGATTATCTTTTTCAGGAACTTCTGTTTTAGCTTTTCTTTCAGCCATAATTAAAATATTAATGGTTTGACTTTTAGTTCTTTACATCTGTAAAGGTAGTTCAGATAGTCAAGTTTTGCAATCCGAAACTTCGCCATTTTTACGCCTTAACCTTTGTTCTCATTATGATAAATAAAACCCTGGGGCGTATTCCCCAGGGCACATCACACACAATCAATCCTTTCCGATTTCGCGTTACCTTTCAGATAGAGTCAACGGCTAACCGATGCCGCGCGGATGAAACCCTGCGCTATCTTCGCCCTACTTTCGGATTCAATAACGGATTTCTTTCAAAGGTTTGTGGTACCGGCAGGATTCGAACCTGCAATGCTTGGCAATCTTCACGTCTTATGCGTAGAACAGTATGATTCGTTTTACATTGATGCCCTGTTTTCATAACATCATAACCAAGTCTACTAAGAGTTGTCAGCGTCTAACCAATTCCGCCACGATACCATAGAGTCCGAAGTTCCGACACGGTGCCATTGGCGTAACCCCGAATAGGCTTTCGGACTAAAATGACTATGAAAAACACACACCGGAACACGATGTAAATTGTGGGCACTACGGGAATCGAACCCGCATCTTCGACTAACAATAGAGATTTCTAACACTAACAAACAAACATGGAATTATGCCGATGTTCTACCATTAGACCAAGTGCCCAGAAAAAATAGTACGGACGACTTTCACAAGCCAGTCCGTACACAAAGAAATTAAAACGTAAACATTTATGTAGAAAATAACCACCTTCACAGGCTTTTAGACTTATTCCTTTTTTTATGTCTCTTCTTGTACGAACAGTACCTTAACACATCAGCACCATTGCAGAACCATTTTCCGTTCTGACAATCTGCCTTCTTCTCAGCACGTATCTTACCGCTCTCAACAAGCTTTTCCAACCGGTTCTCGGAACCGACTATTCCTGATGCCTGAGACTTGCTGAACTTTATTCCTTCCATTGCAAGAAGTATGTTCTCAAGAATCATTCCTGCTGTATTATCTGACAATATTGTAGTCATAAACTTCCCATTTAATTCGAACACCATCAGCTAACACGCGTTACAATTATTACTCCCTTTTCACGATCTGAAATGCAAGTCCATTTCATACCATTACGTCTCTCCTTATCAAGACGGCAAGTTATCGTATTCATGACCGTAATCTTCTGGTCAATATTGAACACCTCATCACTGCCAACCTTCATGTTACGAAGGGTAGCAATAACAGGTTTTCTTTCAACTACTTTTTCCATATCTCCTTCCACGTTACAACATTCAAGTTAAACGAACACACAACAAATATTACGCACACAAGCGTCCAGAATCCCTGCAACTTTCCCTGAGTAGAAAGTGCGCTGTACAACAAGCCCAAAGAGCAGGATGTTACGGCCAATGACCAGATAAACGGTGCCAGTATTTTAAAAGACAATATGGCAAACCAGATATATGACAAAATTCTCATAACAACTAAATTTTAATTCGCTCCGAGAGACGGATTCGAACCGCCACCTGCACCCAAAATCTTTATGCCCTCAGACTGGTGCCGTTCTGCCATTAAACAACCTCGGAATAGAACTGGAGAAGGGAGTCGAACCCTCACATCAACGATAATCATTATTGCATTCATCTATTTTTTATAACCCAGTGTTGCGCTCTACCGTTAAGCTACTCCAGCTATATCATATCGTAAAACCTATTACAATAGGCCGAATTGCTACAATTCTACACTCTGTCGGACCGCCCGTTATCCACGGTGAATTACTATACCATACCAGTATGTCCGTCAGCCAAAAGATGTCAAGGAACTCTTCTCTATTGTTCCCGGATAGGCGGTCAGGCCACACCGGGATTTGATTTGTCAATCACCGAAAACACTCATTCTCAACTCTTCCTTGGAAGTAAAAAGCTCATTCTCTGAATAAGTTACAAATGATTCACTGGACCATTCCTTTTCTTTTGGAGTCAACATGTAATAGTAGTTCTTCTGTACTCCATTAGAGTCCACAGAGATATTTATCCCCTTGATTGTTTTCTCTTCAGCCTTCATTCCTATAAGTGTCCAGACTTTCTGTCCTGGCTGATACTTGGTTGGTTTAATTTCCATAATGGTTTTGACTTTTAGTGAGGTTTTTATTACGCAAATTTGTATCTCAAATAATCGGCTTCACTTGCAAAGCCGGGGTCAACGCTGCTGAAATCATCATCATTTTCAATGTGGCTTTCAGCAACTTTGAGTTCATCTTCAAGAAAACTTATGAAATCTTCCTTGCTGTCGTCTGTATTGAAGTAAGATTGCATCTCTTCTTTTGTCATAGACTTTGCTTTTTCGATGTCAGCTTTAAGACTTTCAGCTTCATTTTCGTAGAAAAATTCATCAGTTTTCATTTTCAATTATTCGTTTTAATTTCTATTTTTGTATGTGTGATTGATTGTATTGCAAAGGTATCGCAATATTGCAATATATGAAAATATTTTCTTATAAAAATATCGCAATATAGCTATTTTTAACGTTTATGTAGGATATATGGATAAGCAGGAAATTAATAATGGACTTATTGAACGTTTAGAACAACTAATGAAATACAAGTCTTTAAATCAACGTTCCTTATCTAAAGAAATAGGATTTAGTTATTCAACGCTCAATAAATATTGTAATAAAAAAAGTAACACTATTGATTTTGAATTAATCTATAGACTTGCATCGCATTTTAGCGATATTGATACTAACTGGTTAATACAAGGTACAGGAGAAATGCTGCTGACATCTGAACAGCCAACTGCTTCAAGCGAAAGCGACAGATTAAGCAAGCTGATTGACACAATAGCCTTCCAGCAGGACACCATCAACAACCTTCAAAGAAGAATCAAGGAACTGGAAGCGGAACTGATAATAGCTAATAATGAACGTAAGATAGGATAATATGGGAAATTTTATTCAAAACCTCGCTAAAGGTTTCATCAGATCTGCTGTAAACCAAGTTGGCCGAGATGGTGGAAAGATTATAAGCAATCAGATATACGGTGATGCCCACTCCACTCCATATAGAAATACGTCTTCTCAATATACGAATAATGAAGAAGTAATTTACAAAGAAGTTTCACCTGATGAAGTCAGAGAGAAAGCAATAAAAGATGGCTACACACCTGTTTACAGCCAAACTCACTGGATAGTCAAAATATTGTATTTCATATTCAGCACATTTTGGCTGGCAATTTTATTTAAGTGTTTACCAATACTCGCTGCAATACCATCCGTGATATTGCTTTGCAAAGGTGTTAGCAAAATCATAGACAAAAACGAGATTAAAATGCAAAAAATAGCTTCTGTTGCAGTATATAAGCCAGACAGGAGATACAGAAATGGAGAAAGACTGGTAGGATACACTAACAAAAAGTTAGAGATTAAAGTAAAATCATCCGAAGAAGAAGCAAAGGAAAAACAAGCAGTTGGCAATAGCTATGTGATAATGGCTGTCATATCCATTATAATTGGCATAGTATATAATACATAGCACAAGTTAGCAACAAGATAATTAATAATTTATGTTATAAATATAGTTCCACATACGACAATATTCTACAACAATAAACACTAAACACAAAAGTAAAATGAAAAAAGAAAGAATTTTAGAATTAAAAGTTTACAAACGAAGACGTAAACTCAGGGAATATAAACAAAGAAAAAAGGCAGCAGTTGGAGTGTTTCCACGTACTAATATAAAAGTACAAACAAATCTTATTGCTTTTTTCAGAAAGAAAGGTTTTATCTCTACTAAATACATAGCAGACACACTGACTGTTCCAAAAATTTTTTCATTCGAAGAAAACAGTGATGATAGTATCACATTTTTCAAATTCTTACTATCATCTTATCTTCTTACAGACACAACAACTATTGTTGATTTCAAAATTTGTGAGAGGATAGACATAACAAACGCTATGCTTTTAAAAATTATAATAAGAGAACTGCAACTTACGACAAATAGATACAATTCAACATTTTACAATTATACAGATAAGCAAATTAAATACAAGCTGAATTCAACTTGCAAATGCAACAGAATTCTGATTAATAATTTGTTTAAATTT